ATGAAAGTTTCTCTGGTCGTTCCCGTCTTCAACGAAGAAGACGCGATACCTATTTTTTATAAAACGGTTCGGGAATTTGAAGGGCTTCAGCAGCATGAAGTCGAGATAGTCTTCATAAACGATGGCAGCAAAGACGCTACAGAATCAATTATCAACGCGCTTGCTGTTTCCGATCCGCTTGTGGTCCCGCTGTCATTCACAAGAAACTTCGGTAAAGAGCCTGCGCTATTCGCTGGCCTGGACCATGCAACAGGTGAGGCAATAATCCCAATTGATGTTGACTTGCAGGACCCAATTGAGGTCATTCCACACCTGATAGAGAAGTGGCAAGCCGGGGCTGATATGGTCCTTGCTAAACGCTCTGACCGCTCTACTGATGGACGACTAAAACGCAAGACCGCTGAGTGGTTCTACAAGCTGCACAACAAAATAAGCAACCCGCAGATAGAGGAAAATGTTGGCGACTTTCGCCTGATGTCTCGGGATGTTGTTGAGAATATCAAGCTAATGCCTGAGCGAAACCTTTTCATGAAAGGCGTTTTGAGTTGGGTTGGCGGACGCACTGACGTTGTTGAATACGCCCGCGCAGAACGTGTTGCCGGGGATTCTAAGTTCAATGGCTGGAAGCTGTGGAATCTTGCATTAGAGGGCATTACCAGTTTCTCAACTTTTCCACTGCGCATGTGGACGTATATCGGCTTGTTCGTTGCTGGCCTGGCCTTCATCTATGGCGCATGGATGATCGTCGACACGTTAGCATTTGGTAATCCGGTTCGCGGCTATCCATCAATGCTGGTTTCAATACTTTTCCTGGGCGGGGTTCAATTGATAGGTATAGGCGTGCTTGGGGAGTATATCGGCAGGATTTATGTTGAGGTTAAGGGAAGACCGCGATACATCATCAAAAACTATTTCAAGGATATTGGTAAGGACGAGAAATGATTAGTCAGACTTTGGGAAAAGAGATTCAAATAAAGTGGGTATTGTTCACATTTGTTTTCGCTGTAGTGGCTGTGTTTTTTACTGCTATCCATCCGGTAACAATTATCACTGGTGATGAGTGGATAAACCTTTCTTCCGGAAGGCAAGCATATCCGCAATGGGGTGGGTTTAATCCTATTAAGGTTGTGCCTGAGGTATCTTTCCCTCTATTTGGTAACATTGCCTCATCAATCGTTATGCCTCTAGGGTTTACATTCCTTGAAGCTATCGCCTATTTGACAGCAGTTTTAGTTGCAATTCTTGTTGTGGCATTCCTTTATCAATTCTATCTTTTGATGAGGAAGACTATAGGATTATCAACTTACACAAGCTCAGTTTTGGTTATCTTCTATTTACTGTGCATGTTTGGCCTATTCAGAACACTTAACAATAATAACAGCCCATATCTGTTATGGGAGCAAAATCTCACTTGTTATTATCACTATATAGTCCCAGCATTAATAAATGGAGCATTGGCACTTTACATTTTAAGAATGTCGTCAACGTTAAAGGCCTTCTTTTACGAAAAGGCGATATCCTCTGGTGTTCTGATCTTTGCAGTTTACTTGTGTGTGTTTTCTAACATTTTTGGCAGTGTTGTGCTCGCTGTAATGTGCGGTGTGGTACTTCTTCTGAACCTCATTAGCAACAGATTTAAAATTGTTGAGACGATTAAGGCTTACCCTTTCCACTGCATTACTCTGGCGATTTGGGTTATTTCTGCTCTCTTTGAAATGAACGGAGGTAGAGCGGACCGAATGGCAAAAGATCATCTGGATATTTCAGGTACAGTCAATGCATTTTACTCACTGCTTAAATTAACAGATCGCACCTTCTTCGTTGTGCTGGCTGTTGGATTGGTTTGCGGCGTGGTGTTCTTGCTAAGAAGAAAATCAGATGAGACAACTGAAGGGAAAAGATACGCTTTCTGGGTATCAGTAATTTCTGGAGCCATTACCACATTAGCCCTCATACTGGTATGTGCAAAGGCTAGCGCTAACTATGCTACTAGACCTGTAGCGATGTGGGGTTCGTTTATGTACCTGATTGTTGCTGCCAGCATAGGGCTTGGTTACCTCGTTGAGCGCTTTAAGTCTGTTCAATATATCGCCCCTATAGTTTTATTGTGCTTGGTTAACAAAGCTACAGATCAATCTCATTCTTTGCGTGAGTCACATAATGGAAACGTGCCTTTCTCAGTCGCAAATGCTATCGGGCAAGACATGATAGATCAGGTTCAGCAAGCTGTGGAAAGCAATCAGAGGACTATGACATTGCATGTGCCAAAGGGCGACAATAATGATAACTGGCCTTTCCCGGTTACAAGGGGAAAGGCCATATCAGAGACTCTTAAGTCAAATGGATTAATACCTCGTAACATTGAGATAAAAATCCAGCCTGACAGAGAAATGAACGCCAAATATGGCATGCCTATTTAATTAGATTGCCCCATCAGGGGCATTTTTTTAGTGCGCTGTAGTTTTTTATAGTTGATAATGATAATTTAACACCACGTTATTAAAATGAAAACCGCGTAGTAATTAACTTTGTATCAACATATTAACTCCAATTATCACTGCCATTTTTAATGGTATTAATCTTATTTCGCGCAAACAATGGGCATGTAAAATCTTAAGATGAAATAAACCTAAATGTAAATCAGTGCGTAGATGTAAACCTTGAGCAATTTTTATCATCATCATAGAAAAAGTTATGAGGTGGTGCATCTAGTCATTAAGAGTTGTGAAGCAGACGCAAATAAGTGACTTAAGCCTTATACCGCAAACCCTGATGATTATCGAATGACATATTCATATTTGCGAGATTATTGCATTTCAACAATACAACCGCCAGCCAGAGGCCAGCGGCCAAGATCATTCGTAAATGGCTTTTGTATATCCTTTAATTAATGCGGAGTGACAGGTCAATCGCTGAGATGTTTGCCCATATACTGCAGGATATCCACGATTAACTGTTATTCCTGTCTTTGTTACTTTTAACACACCATCAACATATACATTGCATGTTGTTCCAACTATTTCCATTTCAATTTCACCAGTCCAGGTTCCGGTCGCCGGGAATACGCCGCTTGCCGGGGTATCCGCACCGACAACCCCATTTACAATCTCACGAATACCAAGTATAGCCCCAGACCGAATAGCAAGAATCGCATTATCAGTGAAGTTGTTTGGTGCGTTTTGGAAGCCCTTCATTAGCGCCAGGCCGCCTATTGCTTCTGTACCGAGTGTTAACCTTGCGCAGAAATGACAATCAGCGGTTAGCATTCTCGACACATCCGCAGCTACCCATCCGTTTGTTGCGTTTGATATCCTTGCAGGTTGGTGAATGCCGCTTAGTGCATCTGATTTGGCAAAAAAACCAAGCGTCATTGCTGGTTGAGAAATGCTCTGAAATTCTATTGCTTCAATATACGCAAATGTAGTTCCATTATTTAACAGATAAAGAGTCCTAAAACCTTTGCTAAGTTTCTGCGCAGTTAATTTTTGCCTGTAACCAAGAGAACTCTGATGTGCTAAACCAGCCGTTTTAACACCTGATGTTGCAGAAGGAGCCCCGGCATAATATGCGCTGATTGAGCTGTTTGCTCCTTGTGAATTAACGCTATGAATAACAGGAATAACATCCTCATCGCAATAAACACCAATTGCATAAACCTGGCCTGCCCCTAATTCAATAAGGTAGTTAGCTCCTTTTGAGCCACTGATAACCTTGAAAGAAGTTGAACCTCCATAACCAATGTGGTCTGTTGGATGGAATAGCTGCCCCGCCCCTACAGTAAGAATACTCCCTTCCCTGTTTGCGAACAATGACGCGATATGCCACCCTAGTTCATTGTATGCGAACGTGGTGAGATGAAGGTTATCTGTCCACAGGTTTGTAATTGTCTCTAATTGTTCAGCTGCATCTATGAACGGTATCCCATAAGCATCAGCAAGATACTTAATCTGCGCCCTGTATGGCGCTATCTGTGCGTTCTTAATTCGTTCTGCAACATTAGGTGGAGACATTAATATTACTGCGGCACCTTTCGCCACCTCTCTCTCGATCATTCTTACTATATTCTTACGGAAATCATCTACAGATACTAACGCAGCTGCCTTAATTGCATCATTCGTACCGTACATGATGATAGCTACATCAGTAGCATCAGATGATGCCCACCGAGTGACGCCATCTGCGGATGTGTCGCCCGGGAACCCACGATTTTTTATTGTTGCCGTTATTCCAATAGTAGAAAGACTAACACCTAACATTTCAGGGTATGGGTTTGAACTTCTTCCTTGTGTCGCGCCGTTGATAGGGGGTTGCCCACCAGTGGCGCTTGTATCTTGTCCATACGTCAATGAGTCACCATAACAGGCAATTGTTATAGCTGTGCTGTCGTTTGCCTTTTTCAGCACAGTAGCAAGGGTTCTAACTGCATATGGAAGCTTACTCTCAAGAGACGAAATACCTTCAGCCTGACTCTTTAATTCAGCGCCGACAGTATTAGCTGCATAAGTTTGTGCCGGGTCATAACCGATAATCCCTGCCCCATTCAAAGCAGCTAATGCCGTTCTTAATGATGCATCGCCAACCCCGATCCATGCTCCAGGCGCAATACCACCAGTGCTGGCCGGGGTTGAGTTGGCCGGAACAACTTTCGGACCGGATGCAAAAGAACCAGTCCATTTGTAATATTCGCCGTCGGCAGTGTTCAGCAGCACCTCATTTGGGTTGTTGATTGTCGCGCCGGTGGTGAATGTTTTCCCGGTAAGGGTAACGTAACCGAAGGCGTTCATGGCCTGCTGCGCAAGGTAATTGATGCCCTCGATGGTGTAGTGCTTCTGACCAAAGCGATCAGTGTAGGTCCACCCCATCGAAGTGACGAACTCGTCAATTTTCCCTGCGTTAAATTTGAAATCGAACGGAGATTCGCTTGGTACTGCATCTTGAGTTGGTTGCGTGGCCATATTTATTCCATAAAAAAGCCCGGCGCGGTGGCCGGGTCTGGTTGGTCGGGACGGTTCTTATTGATAGATGGCGTCGCTGTATTCCGCGACTGTAAGAGATACCGTGTTATCGGTGTTCGGCTTGATGCTGTTAACCGTCCATAGCTGACTGTCCAGTTCCTCCACTGTCGCGATGAGATAGCGCGACGGGAGCTGCACCGTATCTCCGTTCCATATGTTGAGCTGAATGTCGGGTATTGCCGCAGTGAAGCCGTACTTCGTGTCGCTACGGGCGGTGGCCGGATAACGAAGAGTTGGGTTACCCAGGCTGTCGGTAACCAGCACATACATCGAGCCGTTAAACGTTATCGGCTCGCTGGTATCAAAGTTATTCCCGGAGCGTCCGGTGATGTAACCCTGCTGCTGGTTGCTGTCGTAGATGTCAGGCATCTGTATGACGCTGCCTACCTGAATAATGCCGTCCTCGAAAACTTTGGCGTTCATCTTCACCCGGGAGTAAATCAGACGTTTCGTTTCGCGTAATGCGCGCTCCCGAGCCTGGTACTCATTACGGAAACCGACGATCTCCAGCTTGTTAGGGTTCTCAGCTTCCTGCTCGACGATGGCGCCGTTCAGCACGCGGTAGTTGATGTACGTCTTGTTGTTCGTGGTCGGGTGGACGTATGACACCTGCACACCGTCATAACCACCAGGCAACGTGGCTTCGTACGTCATTTTGTACTCGTCCGTCTTCATGTTGGCCCGGTTGAATACCGCCGCCGGGTAGTCAACCTTCTGATCCCGGGTGAACGTCAGCACGCCGTCATCCCAGTACGCCACCACTGACGCCGCATTGCAGATCGCCTGCACGCGGTCGCCGAGCGAGTCGTTCTCGTCGTCGAACGTGTAGTCGAAATAACCAAGGCGCTCATCAGGCAGGCTTTCGGCGATTGAGTACAGCCCGTAGAGGTCAATGCTGCTTACCGGCTGCTCGCCCATAATGAGCCACGTATGCGCCACCGCATCAGCGAACGAGCGCGACGGACGCAGCGTGTAATCTACCGTCTGCGTGTCCAGGTCATAGGTGATGGTATGCCGAGTCACCAGTGCGTTGTATTTTCGTTCACGGCTGCCCAGGGCGTTCTCTGTCGCCCTCACCTTTACCCGCACCAGCGTGTCTGTCGGGTGAACGACATTGGTCCGGATGTTAATGCTGTGGATTTCCTCAACCTTCAGAAGGCTGGCATCGCTGGAGTTATCCGTGCGCTGGAAGCTGACCGCGTACTTCCCGAAGCCACCGGTCGGCGTGATTTTGTCGGTGCGGTAGAAAACCTCACTGGTCGACTGGTGCGGCGTCGTCTGCCTGTACGTGAACGTCTGCTGCGTTCCCGGGACCTGGTTGTAGTCATCGTCAATTTTCCAGATGACAACCTTCCAGTTGGTCTCTTTCTTCCCGCCGAGGCTGGATTGCGTGTGCAGCCACAGTTGCGTCGACTCGACCGGGGAGAAGAACGGCCCCACAACCAGCGCCTCGTTATCGTTGAGGACGAATTTCGTGGTGTTGATCGTGGCATTCGCCGGGATGTCCTGCGGACCCTCCAGCTGGTTCATCGTAAACGTGTACCAGCGCACCGGGTTAACAACCGCGCCGTCGTTTGTTTCAACGGCGGAGATCAGCGTGCCGGAGAATGTAGCATCGGTAGTAACTGTTCCGGAGGCCGTGCTGTACGTCACGTTGATGGTGAAGGTCACCGCATGCGGCAGCACCAGGCCCATGAAGTAATCGAAATCGGCCTGCTTCACGATTTTCATCGCTATCTGGCCGCCGGAGTATGTACCGCTGACTACGGAGGTGGCAGTGGCGCTCTCTATCGGGAAGTCACTGGCCTCGTTCTGGCCGGGCACCTCCTGACCGTCGACATCATCAAACCCGTAACCCTCGACGATCTGCGGGATTACTTCACCTGGCTCGAAGAACTGGTATTCAGCGCCGGCCATGCTCCCCAGGCTAGATTCTGAGTAGCGAATAGATTCACGGTCATATTTTCCAATACCGACGCACATCCACTCTGTGACGAACTTCAGGCCGCCATCCGTAGACGTCTGGTGCACGTATTCAAATACCGATTCCTGAATCAGGTCAGGGTACGAACGGATCTGACCGTAAATGTCCGGCTTGGCCTTGTAAACGCGCGCGGTGTTTGTCTGACCGGTCAGGCTATTGTTGGGTGAGTCGACCGTATTGCCGCCGCTGTTCGCGATGGCTGGCTTCGGTGCCAGGAACGAAAATACCTGACCAACCACTTTGAAGATCGGGCTGAGGATGTCGCCGACAATACCCTTAGGCTGGTCGAAAATCTGAACGTGGTCCAGCTCGCTAAGTTCAAACGCCAGCTCGTAATCGTCGCCAAGCTTTACGCCGTTGCGGACGATCAGGAGATCGCGGTGAAAGGTAGCGTCATTGGCCGCAAGCCAGTCATAAAAAAGGGTGCCGTTTGGCACCCTGTAGCGTTCTTTTGGCGTTCCCGGGAAACGCTGAAGCTCAATCAACGCCATAAGAAAAAAACTCCACTTTGGTGAATGCCCGCTGAATGACCAGCAACGAGTCCATGCGCACGCTTCCGTTCTCGCCGCGCGAGTGCAGAGCCTGTCTGTTAAGCACGAGGCCAACGTGTGCCGGTTGCGCACCGCGGTATCCGACGAATATCCCGCCCTCGACCGGTTTGTCGACCTGGTGCCAGAAAACGACGTCACCCTGATAGCAGGTGAAGAAGTCCTCACCGGCTTCGTAGTCCGGTGTTTGGTGCAGCTCAATGCCGAGGACATGGCGGTAATACAACACGCACAAGCCCCAACAATCCACCTTATCGAACGAGCAGGCCCGGTTAGCCCACGGCACGCCGATAAACCGCCGGATAAATTCATCTTTAGTCATGCGCGTGCCTTATAGGTACTGGAGTCCAGTGTATTCGCGGGGATCGTATAATTTTCCAATATTATTATTGAGCGGGTTGGTCACAGACAGAGTGACCGATGCGGCGTCGGCGTCGATGTCGACCGTTTTGACGTAGAGCTGCCAGGACTTAATCGGTACCGACACGTCGCCGCTGTCGAAGATCTGCCTGGTGGCCGTGATGGCCGTCAGACGGGCTGTACCCTTCCACTGTTTCATCAGCGCTTTGATGTCAGACGACAGACGCCCTAACTTCACCGTAGCGTCGATCACAGGCGTGCCGCTCTGCTGGCTCTCTTCGATTTCAAATCGCGCCGGCGTGTAAGCCTGTCCACCAAGCGTCTTCGGGAAGAACTGCTTATCGACTAGGCGGACATAGCCGAAGGATGGATGGTAGAACGTGATGGTGTCATAAAGCCCGCGCGTCGGTCGCTGCTGCTTATAAGCTCTGAAGGTAGGCATTACGGCACCCTCGGTAGTGATTCCGGATCGCGCCCATCCGGATAACCCGTCACCACGATATCAAGCCACGAATCCCATGGCGGCGGAAGCTCAACAATGATGTCGTCAAATTCGTCGTCTGCGTTGTACAGGTGGTTAGCAATAACGGTCCCCGTCCAGGTCACCACCCCGCCGTCGATACTGGTTTGAACCGGCATCTGCGTGAAGTGAAGCTCCTGCAACTGCAGGCCACTACCGCCCAAATTGATATTCATCCGGAACCAGTTTAGGCCCCGGTTGAGATAGTTCGGGCTGCGCAGCCACTGCTGGAAAGCACGCTCCTGGTCAAGAGTGAAGATCCACGTCAGTGACCATGTCGCTTTCAGATCATCAGTAAGGTTCTGGAAGATAGCCGGGCCGACCGCTGGCTGATCTGTCTGAAAACCGGTATCGAGCGTCATGTTTTTGCTGGCTTTCTGTGCCAGCGGCAGCCAGTCGGGATAGTCGATAATTGGCATCAGCCCTGCCCCCTTGGCGTGCGTTTGACGTTGAAGTTGGTGGTTATCCCCTGGCTCATTGGCCCACCATTATTTAGATCGGCTATGACCATATCGATGGTAAGACCTCCACTGCCATCAGAGCTTGCCTGCGCATCCACTGATGAACCGTTATAGTTCTGAACGTTTAAAACAACGTTTATTCCTCCGCTGCCTTGCATATCCTTATTGCTGATCACCTTGCCGTTGTCGCCCGGTATCATGTACTGCTTACCAGTGCTGGCCTGGTAAATCTCCGGCATGCCGCCTTCGCCGACCTGGTACATTCCGCCAGCCGTCACCGGGCCGCCGTTCTTACGTTTACCGAGAAGGTTCGCGCCAATAACACCAGCTACCGCGCCGAGACCGATAGCCGCAGCCGTACCCATCGAAGCAATCGAGGACAAGATGGCTGCCGGAGTCCATGCTGCGGCCGTCGTTGCTGCCGCTGCTGTACTGGTCGCCGTCTGCGTGGCTACCGCTGCCGTCTGTACGGCCGTAACAGTGCCTATGGCTGCCGTTTGTGCGGCCTGTCCCATGATGGCAGACTTCACCCACTCAATACCCATCTGGACGAATGAGTTAACCACGCTGTTCAGTACTGTCATGCCGATACTGCGCATTGCGTCACTGGCAGACATGCTGCCTGTGATGATTCCTGTCAGCGCGTTACTGGCAACCGAACCAAGTGAATCAAAGGCTGCCGCAGTTGCCTGTGTTGCCGCGTTCTGCTGCGCCCATTCTTCCCACATGGCTGCCATTCTCTTCTGACGGTACTGATCTTCAATTTGCGCACGAACGGCCTCAACCTCAGATATTTTTTGAGGATAAAGCGCAGCGTACTGATTTAGTTGCTCCATCTGAGTGCTAAATGAGCTATCCACTGCGGCAACTGGAGAAACTACCCCTTGGATTTGTTTAAAGCCCTGACTAGCTTCTTTTCTTTTTTGGATAGAGATGGCTGCTTTTTCGTTAGCTTCTCCCAGCGCTTTAGCTTCCTCCATTTGCTGCTGAGTGGCTGAGCTTCCCAGGGATTGCTGCGCTCTTAACCCCGCCTCCTCTATTCTGCGTTTCTCGATTGACTCTGTTGTGAGGTCTGAGGCTGCGCGAAGGTTGGCAAGTTTTTGCGCTATAGACTCATCAGCTCGTTCGGCGCTCTTGGTAGCTGATGCGCTTTCCCTTGCTGCTTTGGCGTTGTCTTTTGCGGCCTGAGAGTTAGCCTCTTGTTGTTTATATGTCTGGAGTCGGACGTTGTAGTAATCTCGGAATGCTTTAGTGCCTGCTTTGATTCCTTGATTTTCTGCATCTCGCCACGCCTGAGCCTTTAACTTCTCATCTCCAGTTTGCCTGGTGATGAATAGCTCCTGCTGAGCTTGTTTAAGCGCTCTGTCCTGACTGGATGTCAGGCTGTCAGTCATTTCTCTAAGAGCTTTTAATCGCATCGACGCATCTGCGCTTGTCGCCGCAATTTCAAGCAATCTTGCTGCATACTCGCGAGCGGTTTTGGCCCCTGAAGATTGCCCGTCGCCAACACGCTGAAGGGTAACGATCAGCTCATTTAATTTCGCATCCGATGGATTTTTTGCGATATCAGACAGCTGTTTTGCGAACTCATAAGCCTGCTGGTCAGTTAGGTCAAATTTACTGGCTAACGCGCCAACAGTTGCCATGATGGACTGCATGGTTGTCTGCCCAGCCTGTCCTGATGCCGCAGCTTGCTTCATTGCCTGGCTGAAATCATTTGTGGTAATGCTCAGCGTAGACAGGTAATCATTAAACAACTTAACGCTCGCATAACCACCACCAAGTGATGATATCAACGAATCACCAAAGCCTATGAAATCCTTAGATGCCTTCTGTACTTCACTTGATACTTTCCCAAGCGCAGCTTGAAGTTCAAGCTCCGCCTGCTGACGCATCAGAGTGGCCACTTGAATATTCACCCTTGCTAAGGCTGCATACTTATCTGAAAGTGCACCAACGCCGTTTTGTGAAAGAGTAATCACCTTATCAGTAGACTCGATGGCGTCTTTAAGGGCGTCAACCGCACTCTTCCCATTACCAAGAGATGCAACAAAGGTTCCGGCAATAACGGAGCTAAGGGCGATTATGGCGCCAACGACTGCACCTCCAGGACCGAATGCACCAGCAAGCTGTGATCCCTGCTGAGCGAAAGCTACCAGAGCAGATTGTCCACCCTGCACCTGGATAATGAAGTCCTGAACCTGGTACCCGGCCTGCTGCATGCTGGTTTTCCAGCTACCAGTGCCTTTTGCGCCATTTTCAACACCAGTCTTCATGTCATACAGGCGACCAGTAAGCTCGCCGATCTTCTGCTTCTCTTCGTCGGTGGCTTTCGACCCTGCGCGCAACTGCGCGGCCAGGACTGCGGCACTACGCGCGCCATTCTCCTGCGCTTCATCCAGCACAGCCAGCTGGTTACCCAGCGCCTCGATGATGGATTCGGCACGACTGAATTCACTACTCGCGCCGCCGGTACCGCTGCGGGCCTCTTCCATTGCGCGGGCGATGCCGCTCACGTTGGCGTTAAGCTTGCGCAGCTGGTTATCCATCGAATTGGCATAACCTGCCAGCTCAGTAAACGCGGCCCCGGTTTGAGACGTGCTGTTATCCAGCCCGTCAAGTTCTTGCCCAGTCTTTTTTGTTGAACTGTCGATCTGACTCAGCGCGTTCTGCACATCCTTGGCACCGTCAAGAAGTTGAGCGGTATCCAATGCGATGGTGATATCAATACCACCCAAATTTTCCGACATTGCTATTCTCCATGGATACGTTAGCTACTACTTCATTGACCGTTCTTGCTGTTCGCGCATCATTTTTTCCTGCCAGCGACGCTCGTCATCATCCATTACTGCGTCGTATTCCTCTCTGGTAAGCCCTTTCTGGTCTGGGTATTTAGCGTTCAGGAGCAGCGCAAACTCTGTCATCGTAAGGTGTGCGGCATCTTCACGTGTCATTTCGAAATGGGTGCGGGCAGCATTGATGTACTCAATGGCGTTGAATGCTGTTGTGGTCGAGTTGGTTTCATGCCGCTGCAACTTCCTGACTTTGGCTTTACCTATAACGCCGTGGGTCATTAGGTGTTGGGCGATGACAATAATGTCGTTACGGCTTAGCGCGCCTGGCCGATAAACTATGTATCTTGACCACCCTTTCCACTCCCCTATCATCGGGGTTAAATCATCTTCACAGCACGCCTGGACCACCTGCATGGAAACAGAAAGGACCTTTTCAGCCATGCGATAAAGTTGTGGTGATAACCATTCAGGAAGGCGCCCAAGATTAGAAGCGCATGCTGAAATCAGATTTTGCACATCACTGCCATGTATGGTGGCGTATGCAGAAACGATTTCTTCAGGCGTTCCGATTCTGGTCATTGCAGCGAATGATGGCCTTAGTAGGTACTCTTTCTCTCCATCCTTTCTACTTGAAAGGACAACCTCACCAATGTCTGTTAAAGGGATCATGCTCTTGCCTTAATGATTATTATCAAGGGCAGCGTGCTGCCCTTTGGAATAGCCATTAGCTGACAGTGACAGCGCAGGCGTTAGAAGTTATTTTCACTGGTGTTCCGGCAGAGTCGGTAACTTCGCAAGTGTATGAACCAGCATCACCAGAGACTGCGCTCGCCTTGTTGAACGTCGCTGTAGTCTGACCGCTCACTGCTGAGCCATCTTTTTTCCAGACATACGTATACGGAGCTGTACCGCCTGTAACTGCTACGCTCATGTTGAGCGCTGAGCCAGTCGCAACGGTTTTCGTTGAAGGAAGGTTGGTTGTGAAGGCAAGCGCATCGCCAGCGATCTCAAACACAACCGTGTCGGCATCATAGACTTTCCACTCACCGGAGAAAGTTGAAATATCACTGGTACCGAAGTCACCTGACCAAGAGGTGGTGTTGAAATACCCCATGATGTAGGTGCCAGCGTCTTCCCCTGCGAAATCAAAACGAACCCAGACGGTTGGCTGACGGCCAGCCTGAACTTCATCGAATATGTATTTCGACATGTGGATCGCGCCAATCTCTACAGACTTATCGTTCTTGCGGAACTCGCCGTCACCAGAGATTGTGAAATCCATGTTGTTGACCAGGTTTTCAACCAGACCCTTTGAATCATCAGCCTCAGAGCTGACCGTATTCATTGAGTAATCGAAACCTTTCGTGGTCATTGCGCCCAGTCGCTTCCACTCGGAAAGCGCGGGCACTGCGTCGGGGCAGCCAAAGGCCATGCGTAGCACAGCTACTTTCCCGATCAGCTTGCCAAAATCATTAGCACAGCCTTGCATGTGTACCTCTCAAATAAAAAAGGCCGCCGGATGGCAGCCTGATGGGTTGTGGATTGGGTTATTCGCCGTATACGCAGCGGAAGCGCAGCGAAAATACTGCCCGTCCCTCAGCGGTTAGCATTGGTTGAGGCATACCGTAGGATTCGATGTATCCGATGCAAGGATCTGCAATAGGATTAGCCTGTATGTAATCGATAATGCCCATAGCTGCGGTATTCGCTTTGCGGTCTTCATTGATGGCACCGATCACATCCAACTGAACAAAATAGGTTCCGCCTTCATCCTGCCTGAGTATGCCCCCTCCGGCAGGCTTAAAGACCATGAATGCCTCAGACTTATTGCCACTGTCATCCCAGAAAAAACTCTGACAAGTAAAAGCTGACGTAAGCCCGGCAGAAACCAGCATTGAACGCACTCGGTCGGCCATTGGTGGGGTCATTTCTTCATGCCTTTTGCAATAATTTCAGGGATTCGTGGCTTAACCTGCTCAAAAGCTTTTTTCAGGAATTGCGGCTCACCACCGGGTCCCCAATAAACGCCTTGCTCTGTACCACCACCAAACTGCTTGCCTGATCTGGTGGTTCCAAAGTGCGCCCTTGGTTGGCCCTTTAGCTTGCCGGGCGCATCATGAACATAGGCGGCATACGAGGCAGAAAACCCCACCTTTGCCGTAATTCGATTGCCGCTTGAATCAAAATCGATAAACCGAGAGTTAACGAGGGTTGATGTGTCTATTGGTGTTATCACAGCAGCCGACTCAAGAACCTGTTCAGATGCTAAGTACAAAGCCCGAATGATGCGGACACTTTTAACGTCCCCAATCATGCGGTTCAACTTAGCAATGGTCTGATCGATGCCTTTAACTTTGATACCCATAGCTAAACGCCTGTCAAAATTGCATAGTCATCCGCTACACGCTCGAACGTGTCGGCGTAACGGATAACCTGCCGCACCTCATCGGCACCGGCCACAACCGGGTCCGCTTCGGTAGAAGCGCCAATCAGCAGGTAATCACCGGAGGCCGCCAGCGCAAACTCCGTCCAGACGGTATTCTTCACGACGATTTCGGCGCCCAGGGTTCCGATGCGCTTTGACAGACCGCCTTCGTAATCGCACATGATTATTTCCGGTGCGGCGTACCCATTAATTGGATCGCCGAATTCGTCGGTGCCAGCGTTCTGTTTACGCCAGATTGTTGCCTGAGCTGTATAGCTCCATGAAGCAATGCTCGACATCAGCCCTCCTTCCAGCGCAGCACCTTGGCGCCAGTCGCCCGGATGCGCGGACAGTTAATGAACCACTCGCCGTCCGATTTCACGTAGCCGGTAGTCTCACGCCCGGTGTCGGTCATCACCCAGACGCGGGTGAACGCGCGCGGAAGGCCGTGCTTAACTGATTTGTACGTCATCAGCAGCCCCCGACCACCATGAACAGGCCGACGCTGTTACCAGCACTGATTGGCAACTCACTGGTGCAGCCGCTGGTATCAAGCCTGGCCAGCGAGTCACGCAGCCAGGTAATGCTGTCAGCATCGTAATCGAACGAACGGGAAGCGCCAGACGGCGCACCCTGCGATTTGATGCGGCGAGCGCCGGACGACGTAGCCATAAGCGCGGCGGCGTACATCAGGATCAGCTTCGCGGTGCACTCGTCATAGCCCGCGCCATCGAGGCACGGGATAATCTTGTTCACCACGCAGAGGACCGGCTCCAGCAGCGCGCCCGGGATGGTGTAACCCAATTCACCGAGGTACGCCTGCACGTCTGCCGCTGTGATTGGGTCAGCCATGGTTATTTCGCCTTTTTCGATTTAGCGGTGGTGTCTGCCTGCTCTGCCTGCTCTGCCTGCTCTGCCTGCTCTGCCTGCTCTGCAGGTTTATCGTCGGCACCTGGCGTGGCAACTTCAAGCTCCTGCTCTTCAACTTCGCCAACGACCGATACGCGACCAGTGAAAGCAGGTGGCACTGCAACCGCAACGAACTCATGGCCCACCGGCAGTTGCTGGAATACGCCGTTAATTGTTCCCCAGCAACCAGCCTTCTCGACTTTTAACTTTTTCATGCTCTCTCCCGAAGAAAAGGGGCAGAAGCCCCTTAACCCTGTGCGTTGAACACTTTAGAACGACCGTTGAAATCGCGTTTAATCTGCAGACCGACAGCACTCCAGACCAGAGTGTTGTAGTTGTCGAACGGATTCTGGCGCGGGATCATGAAGGTGCCCACCGGCGCGGCAATGCGCGTCTTGATGTACTGCGAATTGCGCACGTACGCGATGAAATGGTTACCGGTCAGCTTGAAGGTCTGGTTGAACGACTCGATGCGGCCATAGCGCAGGATGTATTCAAGTACAGTGCCTTCTTTGAATCCGGCAGCATCGGAATACGGTCGGTTCAGGTTGCGCATGATATCCGGAGATGCCCATGCTTTTACCTTTTCCTGCACATAGTTATCGTCCAGCAATTTCGCGAATGGACCGGTGAAGAACGCGACAGTTTCGTCAGGAGTAGAGGTGGTCAGGTCAATATTAAGACCGGATGCACTCAGATCAACTTGGTTGGTATTGGCATGGTTAGTGATACCTGCGCCAACGTAACCTTTCACCTTCACTTTCGCGTCACCAGACAGCATGTAGTCGGCCATATCCTCACGGATAGCAGCAACATGCGCTTCCTGGTCATCGGCCATTGCGTCAAGGTTTTCTGACTGCATGCCGTTCCACTCACGCCATTCGCGGCCGTATCCGGTGTTGAAGATTGGGACCGGGTCACCAGCCTCATCGTAAAGGACTTTATCCAGCTCTTCAGGCACGTGGCCAGTCAGGGTGCGATGAACCTTGCCCGCGTCACTGGAGACGCGGTAAAGCGCCGCTGTCTTGCCGATAGAGATCGGCGTACCGAGACCGAGCAGATCATCTAGCAGGCCGTTGCCTTCGTCATTACGGAAGACTCGGGTGGTGATGTTGTCCACTTCACGCCAGTAGTCTTTGGAGATCAGCGCGGCCTGGTTAACTTCCAGTGCGCCGCCGTACTGGGCAGAAATGGTGCCCTGGTTGATGTTGAAGGATTCACGCTGCATCAGCAGCTGATTCCATGCCTGTTTCACCTGGTTGTGCTCGGTGATCAGCTTTTTGTTGAATACGATCATGCTCATGCGGTTGCTTTCCCTGATTTGCGAACTTTCACGAGCTGAGCTTCAGCGCCAACGGTGATTTTTTCGCGTGAATAGAACAGAACTACGTCGGTAGTAGGCGCAGCGGATTTCTGAAGGGTGCCGTCACCAGCAGATACAAGACCTTCATTTTCAAGGAGTACCTGCGACGCTTTGACCAGCATGTGGTAATCAACATCGTCTTCGCACATGATGGCCGCGCCGGTATCACCGGCAGGAACCGCATCGCGAATGTCACCGCCGCCGATATAGTTATGCTGAAGAGCCAGAGCAACGCCTGCGCCACCAGCGACATTGTGAACTGCCAGCTTCCCGGTGCTGTCGAGCATCACCAGTGAGCCTGGTTTCACGGCCGCCGCCATGATTGCTTCAATGACCTGTGGGTCATTCTTACGGGCCGGGCCCGCGATTACCGTATGGAAACGAGGTGCGAGAGCCATTATTCAGGTGCCTCCATGTTAAGGATTTCACTCTGAGCGCCATTCCCCTGGAATGCAGGGTTCAGACCGGTGCTGGTCTGGCACTGTGAGTACAAGTCGTTCAGCGCGTCGCCAGCCAGCGAGTTGATCGCAGCTTCGGTCATGAACGAGAATTTAGCTTTAACAGCGTCACGTTTGGTTTTCAGCTCGCTTTCAGCGTTCGCCTGTAGCTGAGTTTCCAGCTTGCTCAGCTTTTCGTTCAGCGGGGTGAGCGCAGCATTAACAGCAGCAGTAATCACATCAGAGTTGATCTGAGCCTGGCCCGGGTCGCCGCCACCTTCTTTCTTCTGCATCTGCTGGTTGTAGGCATCCCAGACCTGATCGTCGGTCAGCCCCTCGGTTGTAACGCCTGCGGCATTGAGCGCGGCGATCATCTTCTCTTTCATCGGGTTTGTTTCTCCGTTGGTTTTGACTTCGTACTCAGTTGGTTTGCGCACGACTTCTACTGGATCGCCGACAAGCGTTACGACCTTGTCAGAGATGAGGTACTTCTGGTCGAAGAGCTTCGGCTTGGTGTTTTCGCCATCCTCTTCGTAAACGAAATGGTCAGGCCAGACGCTGACGACGTAGCGCCACTTTTTGTCGTCATGCTTGATAGACATGCGAAGCGCCTGGTAGATGTCGTCGAAGGACATCTCTGACGCGTTGCTGATAAAGAACTTCACTTTATTCCACCAGCCATCTTTCATGCTGTTGGCCGCATCGATGAGGCTCGTCGTTTCAACATCGGCCTCCTGCCCGTCAGCGTTGACGAACATGCCGACACCTTCTTCAGGCGTACCAGCACCGGGCTCATCGAGCAGGATCGCTATGTGGTCAAACTGCATGTTGTGAGCGACCCAAGAGTATTTCTTGTGTTTCGATTCCCCTGCCTTTTGCTCTTTGTTCAGGAGCAGACCGGTAGAGACATGAATCGGGTCGGCGTTGTTGCCGGAAATCATGTCGTCCAGGCGCTGAATAAGGCGCTTACCGTCAGGCTTGGTATCTGCCACGACCTTATTGACGTAAACGTCCATCACGACCTTGTCGTTGGCCTTGCTGACGTTCTGAGCCCATGCCCCGGCGTAGTAATCGTTGACCGCCTGCGGGTCGTTGGCGCTCACGTATTTGCCGTTCACCATCGGGTGGCCGATCGGCATTAACTTGCGCTCCATCGTCTGGTAGCTGTTGTTAATCTCCTCCGCCGGGTACAGCCCGCCATTCATCACGATGTCATCGACGATCGGAACCGCACCACGAATGACGTAGTGTTCCTGGCCGTTGATGGTGGTTGTTGAGATGTTGGAGGCGTTGATGGCGAGGGATTTAACGTGGATGCTGGATAGCTTCACGTTGCGTCCTCATTGGTGGATTTCAGGCAATAAAAAAGGCCGCCGTGGCGACCTTGTTATTATTTTTTATAGCTTACTAGTTCGATACCATCCTTGGGGTATCGTTTCTTTAATTCGGAAATTAATGCTGATTCGGTGTCACCGTTAATCGTCAGAAAAGCTATGTGCGTTCGGTGCTTAGCTTTAGTGACTTGCTGCACTCTATCAAAGCGAATATCTTTAAATTTTGATTGCATGTCATTTTCCATTTAATTAAGGAGTCGTTAATTAATAACGGCAAAAATAACATGAACTTTATTGATTATTTACCCCAGTCTTTTCTCTCTTTTGCAAGCTTATCCGCCAGCCCCTCATTGAAGATGCTGCCGTCGTCGTTGAGCAACACCGGAATCTGGCTGCAGTAGCAGTTGTACCGGTTGCCGTTCTCAGCGTAGAAGTCCCGCACCTCTTCCGTGGTGTAGACCTTGCCGTGGCGGCTGGCGTGCCAGGTTCGCGTCGTAGGCTTGAGCGCTGACAGCCATAGCAGGCCGGTATTCAGCCCAAGACGGTCGGCGGCCCAGTCCGTTTCATTCCACTGGGCCTGTCGCAGCGCGCCGACCTGCTCAGTCTGGGCGATGGTCTTGGCCTTCGACATCGACACATCGAGGCGCTTGCTGATGACGCTGGCCGTCTCGCGAGGATTTACCCCTCGCGCTACCGCATCGGTGATGATGTTGGTCAGGTCGCCGCGGGCTGTGTCGCTGATGACCTTCCAGTCACTGAACGTTGTCAGCCTGGCCGCCGCTATCTGATTCAGGTAGCCCGGACTGCTTAAAAGCTGCTGTAACGTCGTCTGGCTGGCGTAAACCTGCGACTGTTGCGAGAGGTTATTGAATGCCTCCAGCGTGCCGCGCTGCGCTTCTGCGACGACGTAATCCATCGCCCATAGGTTTTGCTCGCCACCTTCCAGCAGGTAATCATCGAGAATGCCCTGAACCGCCTCAAGCAGGTCAGCCAGTTCCTGCGCCGACATGTCATATATGAACTTTCCGGCGTTGACCTGGTAGAGCCGCATGTCAGCGCCGTGGTCGTGGCACAGGAAGTGCCAGTTATGGCTGTTTACCTCTCGCTCTCGACCGGTCATGCGCTGGTCGAACAGAGCTTTCAGCGCGCGCTTAATGCCGAGATACCGATCCTCGATATCCCGGAACATCGCGGTTACCTGCTTCGCCGATCGCGTCGGGTCAACCTTACTGCGCGGAACTATCGGCAGGCCCACCTTTGCCGTCTGTTCTGGTGTCATCGGCCAGTGGATCATCAGTTGTCACCTTATCGTCCGGGTTAGGCGGTTCTTTTGGCTCAGGCAGCGGGTCAAGTCCTACAATTTCGCGCAGCTCATTGGCTGTAATTGGCGGCTCACCGCCATAGAAGCCAGTGGTTTTCTGCACAATGTCGGCCAGTTTTGAAGCGTTCTCGATCTTCTCTTTCTCGCCTGGCGCCAGCAGGTCGCTCCATGAGATGGTGACCTCGCCTTTGGTCGGTGGGTCGATAATCCCAAGCGTCCAGAAGCGTTCCAGCAGCGCGGTGATGCGGTCCGTAAGGAAGCCATTACGCCGTGTGTTTCGACGGATAGCCCAGTCCGTTTTATCCTCATCGCTCGCCAGTCGCCCGGTCTGCTGCCCGAACAGGATGGTGAACGGGATCTGTACGGAGGCGGCCAGTTCGTTCGCGGTGACTTCCCATGTCGGCCCTGGGTCGCCGGGCGTAACGCTCAGAACGTGCATCTGACCCGCCTGCATCACGGCGGCAGCATCGGTGCCACGGTTAAGCTTGTTGACCTTGTCGCCCATCGCTTCGCCGAGATCGGCATAGCCAGCCTTCTTAGCCTGGTCTGCCAGGGTGTTCATGTCGGTTTCTTTGCTGAATTCGACGGCAATCTGACGACTGGCGTTCTTCAGGAAGCCCTCAGCGCCACCGCCGGAAATCTTTTCGATATCAAGACCTTTGTTGAAACCCGCCTCCAGCAGCGGGATGCCGGACAGGACGTTGTCGTCTTCAGATCCTTCACAGAACAGGATAACTCGGCTCGGGTGTACCGGTTCGCCACGCATCGGGCCAACAAAAGGCTCATCACCGACCGGCTGCTCATTGAAGTTGAACATCTTCGGCTGGCCGAACGTTTCTGACTGACGGTCGTTATCCCATTCGGCGACTGTTAACTGCGGCTCCCATACGGGGATAAGCTTTACCAGCGCTGACTCGCCGAGTCGTTTTACTAAAGCCGTGTCGACTTCCTGATCCCAGTTCCGATTGTCTTTCACCTGCAGCAGGAGCGCTGAGTAACGCCCAACCATATTGCGGCGATCGGCATCCTTCACCTTCGGCCACAACTTCTTCATGAACTTGGTGACTTTCTTTTCCCAGGCGTTTGTTTTCTCTGCCTCCTGAGCTTCATCACCGTCCACAATGATTGGGTAATCCTGCCAGCAACCTTCCAGCAGACGATGCACCACAGCGAAGCCAGCGGCGTTGCGGCGGTACATGTTGTAGAAGTCGTTGAAGGTGATCGTGCGCGGGTAGCCAAATTCCTGGTAAAGCGTCGGGCGCTTCGTGTTCCCGCCACCGATGCCGTTGGCATTCAGGTAATTCGCTCGCCTCATTTCAGTGGCGAGGTTGTTCACAGCCAGTTGAAGGCCGTTATCTTGTTCGCTCACTGGCGATGCTCCTTAGAAGAATACTGTGCCGACCTGCTTACGGTTGTTCTTCGTCACTGCGAAGTAACGGAAGCTGTCAGCACCATGTGAGGTGGCGTCATGGAGAGGTTTGTCTTTCCAGCATCCGCGCTTGTCGTCCCATTCCTTCCGGTAGCCCTCAAGGTGAGAGATACCTTCCGAGCATTTATCCTCATCGAATACGCATTTCGGAAGGATTTCACGCGCCGACTCAATGCCGGTATCGATGCCAGCTTTCGGCACCACTTTGAAATTCAGTGAGTACATCTGACCATCAATCTCGTAACCCTCGCGCGCCAGCTCTTTGCGTGACTTCGCATCAGCAGCGAACTCGCGGTTTTCGATGTCGTGCGGCCCCCAGTGCTCGCCGTACTCATAGCCGCGGTCTTTCAGCACCTTCATGTAGTGCCTCAGCCCCTCGCCGGAGTTTTCGTAGTAGTCGATGATGTGGAACTCTTCCCCGACCTCGCGAACGAACCAGATCGCCGTGGAGTCACCCACACCGATATCCCAGAATGTGTGCACCGGGAGGTGGGAGTTATCAGGGATTTGCCCGATCCGCTTGTTGGTGTAGAGCCAGCGGAACTGTTTGGCGTAATACGCGCCCTCGACTGACTGCTGGAATGCCTCGGCCGGAATAGTCGGGTATTCGCGCTTCATGTCGTCGCCGAGCGTTTTCTCTTTGGCATAGTACCAGGCTTTCTGGCGATCATTGACGACTACGCCGTGCTTCGACTCCATTTCAGCGAAGTACTCAAGCAGGCGCACCGGCAGAGACTCTACCGGGTCGATTGCGTACTGCGAGTTCTTCCACCAGGAGAAGAAGAAAAACTTCCAGTCCAGCGCGGATAAGGGCTTGCCCTGTAGCAACGCTTTCTCTGCCGTCTGGCAGTAATCAAAGAAGTAACCCGCCCGTCCCTCTGCCGTGCTCTCGATAGTAGCGAAGCATCCCGTCGATACCGCCTCAAACGCACCAGTGACGATCTCACGGGCTTTGTCCGGATACTTGGCGCATATCTTTCCAAACTCGGAAACGTGAAGGTAGCGCAGCGTACCACCACGAAACGACGTGCTGACGTATAGCGAGCCGCCCTTCTTAAAGACCAGCTCACCAGACGAGTCATTGCTCGCCGGGTTGGCCGCCTTTATCTCTGCTGGCAGCTTGTCGTATGCGTACTTCACCTTTTCGCGGAACAGGCGCTTTGCGTCATTCAGCGTATGGGCGATCAGCGCGCATTTAGCCGACTCGAACAGGGCTGCGTCGAGCTGGATGATGCACACTTCAGTTGTGAAACCGAGCTGGCGAGCTTTCAGAATGATGTTGCGGGTGTGGATCCCCTCAAAGTATTCACGCTGCTCAGGCGTCATCCTGAAGCGCGTTGGCTTACCCTCTTTGTCGGTGATCCAGTAGAGATTGTTAAGCCGCCAGTCTTTGTCGGCCAGCAGCTTGAGGTGCTCAGGTTTCATTACGCCCCCTGAGACAGTGAATCCATCAGGTTAGACAGGTCATCAACCGTCTTATTGCCTTCCTCGGTGTCGAGGTTATACGCCTTACGCTCAGCGTTTATCACTTTTATCTGAGCATCGACACCGGCAGTGATCGAGCGAGACATTGAGGCGTGATTGTCTTCCGTAATTTCTGCGTCTTCAAGGAAGTCGCGGAGTTTATTGGTGATGCCGCGCCATGCCGCCAAACTTTCCCGATGAGCCATGACTACAGCGGCGGCCTCGTCGGATGCCTGGTCAATAATCTGCTCATCAGTAACCACTGGTGACTGGTTACCGTCTTTGGTTACCGACTTGGTTACCTTGGCTTTCGTTGCCGCCCTGACCTTTTCTGTCAGATCGCGCTGCCACCCTTCTTTGTTTGCTCTCTTTAGGATGGTGGCGTGGTTAACGCCATGCTTTTCCCCAATGGCCCTTACTGACAATGAACCAGCCCGGTAAGCCGATTCAATGGCCTCCCAATCTGGTTTGCTCATTGGTTACTCCGTTGTTTGTTCTTTCTGCTCTTCCGGTACTGGCGTGAACTCCACGCGCTTCACATCGGCAGGAGCGAAATACAACCACTGCCCCGTCTCTGTCGCCAGCGGCACAAAGCCGTTAACCAACTCAGGCTGACGTCGTGACATCTTGCCCGTGAAGGTTTCGCCTGTTTGGGTGGTTAGCGTGATTTGGTAGATGTCGGACATTGAGAGCCTCTTTATCCGTTTGTTGGGGTATTGCCATTACGATGAGCCTACCCATGGTGATGGCAATAAAAAACCGCCATCAGGCGGTTAAATTTTGAGATTTAAAATTTTGGTGCTAAGCCATACTTCGGCGTCTTTATGTTAGCAGCCCAGACTTTGATATCATTCTGAAGCAACAAAGTGAAATCTGACTTGAGGTGGTTAACCATCTCATTGACCTTTTCGGCATCATTAACTGCAAAGTGCTCAATCCTGTTTGCCCCGACCGATACACACCTGTAAGTTGCAGGAACATCCTTCCCGTTCACATTAAGCAACTCCTTCTTATCTCCACAACTGCCATCGGACATATAGGACACCAGCATATTTGCTGCTCCCCTCCCGGGTTGAGAGATGCTTATCATGACAGGCAATCCCTCTGAGGTCTGCGTAATGTCGTAAAGCACTGCATCTTTCTGATACCAGGTATTGTATTCCCTTTCCTGAAAGGCTGAGTATGAGGGTGACGATATCGCCACCAGAAAAGCGATTGTAATAGATTGAATTTTCATCGGTTGTTATCGTTGTGTTTAGTTGAATTTATTATTCATATTGTGCTAAAAACAACAACAACCTAAGATTAATCCTACTATTTTTAGCGGTGCTAAAGTATCTTTTACCCAAAGTGAAGTACTCATTTATCTCAAACCATTACAGCATTATAAATGCCGATAATTTGCATTAAGTACAAATTTACCCCATGGAAAAGAAAAGAATCTGCAATAACTTCTCAATAAATTATCAGTACTCAAGAAAATCGCCCTTATTCTTAGTGAGCGTTTTTGAATGGACAACTGGTCTTTACGTTTCTTCCTTGATGTCTAATGACAAAGAATCGCTTATTAAGCAATTAGTGGAGTACGCCCAACTCAACGGGCAGGAAGAAATCCAATTGCGTAAGATAATCATCTGATTGATTAAACTGCTTATGTTTATAACCATTATCAAGCCCACCAGAAGATGAGCTTTGGAATGGTCACTTTGGCAGTCCGGGGATCGATATTTGCGCCTGCTGCTCAAGCCTTTCGATTCTTGCTATGAGTTGTGGCTTCTTGATTCTGCCCCAGCGGTTCAGCAAGCGGCCTGACATACTTGCAACATCCTTTTCCTTCATGAACTCCAGCATTAATTCGTTGTGCTCTCTTTGGTATGAGTGAGCCAACTCCATCAGTCTGTCACGCATCCAATTAAACGCTTTGATAAACGCCTCTTTGATGGCGGCAGCTTTTTTGCCGGTAAACGACATGATGATGTACATCGCGCCGTCTTTGGAGATTTCATATTCAACATACTGATTACCCTTGTGTTCATAGGTAACCCGCGAAAAGTTGCTGGTTAGAAATTCATTCGAACAGTCTAGCTTTTCAATTTTCTGAATGATGTGGTGGTGCTGCTTGTCGAAGTAAGCTGCCACCTTGCGGGAGGTTGTGATCACGCGATCACCAGAAACAGCCACCATGTCCCGGAAATCGAGATTAGCTAATTGATGATTCATAGCGTCTTTACCTTTTAGAAAGTGAGCCTGTTCGCACAGAAAAGCCGCCCCGAGATGGTCGCCACCATATACGGCAGTTCTCAGGCTCAGCTTTCTGAAAGACTCGGGATTGTTATGCGCTGCGATGCGCGGTTTACTGCGGGCATAAAAAAGCCCGACCGAAGTCAGGCTCTGTTATTTGGGTAACGAATCATTTAAGACACTGCTCTTTGATGTAGTCCTGCAGATAACCGACCTGCTTCGTCACTGTGGCGATTCGCTCTCTGAGGGTGAAATAATCCCGTTCAGCGGAGTCAGTAAGTCGGGGGCTGGAAGCATCGCCCAAGCCGCCGGTACTGGTCGTTCCGTTCGTGGGACATCTGGCTTTGACGTGCAGCCCACACTTGCCATCGCGAACACAACGCTGCAGATCATCAAGCTGCTTTTTCGCATCAGCTAAATCCTTCGTATATTTGGCATCCAGCTCACCGACATCTCGCTGGCGCACCTGCATGTCTTTGATGGTGGCGTTAGCCAGGCTGAGATTCTTGGTGGCCTTGTCGCGCTGGTCTTTGTAAGTGATGGCGTTGTCGCGGTAGTGGTTCACAAAGAACGCCAACACGCCAATTACGGTTACCACAAACAGCTGCAGCCAGTAACGCTTAACCAGTGCGCTAATCACGACAGGAACAGAGCGCGCTCTGCCTCCCGGCGACGGGTCAGCCCGTTCAGGACTTTGCCACCAGCTTTATTCCAGCGCAGGAACTCATCGGCTGCGCCAGCGTAATCACCGGAGTTGAGTTTGCGCAGCAGTGTCGATGTCGACAATGACCGGGCGCCGAGGTTATACGTGAACGATACCAGAGCGTCGAATTGCCCCTGAGTAAGCTTGACTTTAACCAGGCGGGACACATCGTTTTCATAGCTGATCAGCCCGGTCTTCAGCAGACGTTCTGCTGTTTCCTGCTTAATAGTCATCCCGGCGCGGATTGGTTTCCCGTCGACAGGCTGAGTCCAGCCATAGCCGATCGTCCAGACACCGACGCTATCCTGGTAGGCGGTGAGCTTGCATCCTTCGAACTGCTTGATCAGGGCAATGCCTTTTTCACTGGTTTGCATCACCGCCTCCAAAGCGAGAATTAAACACCCGGGAAGCCATAACTTTAACCTGCTCTACACCAACAAACCCGAGCGCGCCACCGATGGCAATCGACAGGGACTGTGGGAGGTTGAAGTAATCAAGAGCCGACACAGCGGTAAGGGTTAGAGCTCCGCAGATTGCCCCCTCAAGGAGCATTTTCTTCCAGCCGCCACCGCCGTAAGCGATTCGCAATGCGGCCATGGCAACCGATAGCAATACGGCACCCATCGGCGTTTCGCCACGCCACCAGCTGTGGAGTAGTTCGATAAACTCCGTCCAGGAGTGGGGATCGTTATGCATTTTCATAGTCTCTAACCTCCGGCTTAAAAGCGGGGGCTGTGTGTTTGAAAGGGGTCAGGCCCTCGGGACGATTTAACAACAAGGCATGTCGAGGATGTTTCCCGGGACCTGGAATAAAAAAGCCAGCGACAGGCTGGCAATGTGAGGGTAAGGCAATGTCGGCTCTCTGGCCGTAAATACCCTGGCTGGGTTTAGTGTGTGGCGATCGGACTCGAACCGATACTCAGGTTCAGCATTAGCATCATGCCTGCCCTGCTGGCTATGCCAGTTGATGATTACTCTACCCATCTAACCCGCAAGCGGGAATTGAGTTACACCACAACGGTTAGAGCACTGCGCGGCACCTTTCACCAATCCGCGAGGTCTACGGGTTCAATGCTCTTATCTGTTGTGCAGATACGAAAAAGCCCAAGGCGTTAACCTCGGGCTTGAATTCTTTGTGTCGACAATCAAAGCTATGGCGACGATATCAGATTTACATGAAATATATGCGTTTCAATCCAGTTTTGCAAGACTTCTATCGAAATTTGTCGCCTTTTGTTGTGAACGTGATCGCGTAACCTGCAACAAAGCACCGCTGTCCAGGCGAAGGAAGATACGTCTCATCTCCACCCAACGGTCCGTAAACGTTTCTGACCAGTTCTTTGGTGTTACGCCCACCAGCGAAGCCAGTGCCTGGTATTCGTATGTCTCCCTACCTGCCAGCTCCGCTTTGACATCTTGCGCCGCCAGCCATATCAGTTTCTTCAGGCGGTCCATCGTCTTGCCGGCCACCTTCTTCGCGCCGAGCTGCTCCCTGAACTCGGCCCACGCCCACTGAGTGATCGCCACCTGGTACTCGAAGCGGATATTCTCGCTGTAGTTCCAAAGCAGCCATGCCTTCTGATGCTCTTCCAGCGACAGGACGGCGCGGCGCCAAGATGCGGTCACGAACTCAACCGGGCCCACAAGCGCGATTGATGAGCCCTTGGCGCGGGACTGGCTGCCGCTCATCGCCGGGCCGTCAGGATTGACCATGCGCTGCTTATCCTTGTCGAATACCTTTTTCCGGCCCCGGCTGCGCGCCGTCGCGGTGAACTGTGCGTTCTCGGCGAAAGCTACCAGCTGCCCTTTCGTCGCCCCGCTCAGATCTGCGGTCGCCACAATGAGCTGCTGACGTACGTATTCCAGTTGCTGACTGTTCATGCGGCTTCCTTATGTGGCTGGTTGGTTTTAGTCTGGCTGTGCTTTGCTACTGGTGGCATGCAGGCGCGCTTAACGCTTTCTGCCTGGTACCGCAGGAAGTCGGCGTGGTTCATGCTGCCTCCTGTCGGCGGGCGCGGCGTTTTTCCAGCGCGCGGGCTTTGCGTGTGAAAATGGATTTGATGCGCTGAAGGTATGGGATATCGAAGCGGCGCGGATCGTTATCAGATTCAAGGCGCTCGACACGTTCCTGTCCGATACGCTCAATCAGACGGATCCGGTACTCGACAGCATTGCCGCTCAACTGCCGGTTGCAGCGGGTGCAAGCGGAGTGGACGTTAAACACGTTGAATTTGAGATGCGATGCAGCGCCGCGCGAACGGTAATGGCTGGCGTCAATGGCGCTGCCTGTCAGGTAATTGCTCTTGCCGATGAGTGGATTGCCGCAGCTGACGCATTCTTTTCCCTCGTCCCGGATCCGTATGTAGCGGTTGAAGGCCGATTGGGCCTCCTTATCCCACTGGGATTTAGACTTTAGTGACTCGCGCTTTTCTTGTCGGCGTTTTCGCCCTGCCTTCTCTGCCTCTTTCTGTTCACTGATACGCTTAGCGGCCTCTTTCACCTTCTGCTTTGCCCTCAAATCCAGCGCGTAGATGGCGCCATGCTCAGGACAGCACCACCAGACGTTGTCGAAGGTAGCGGTGAATTTCTCTTTGCAGACCTTGCAGGTTCGACGGGTTGGTTTACGCATGATTCCTCCGTGCCGCGAGACACAGCCATTTATGATCCACCAGGCGGGCGGTGTAGCCCTTCAGGGTCGGGATGTCGGACGGCTTAACCACGGGCTTACGCTGACGGCGCGCCGGAACGCGGAAGATTTCGTTGGTGATGACGCGGGAAAGTGGAGTAGACATCATGCCTCCTGCTTATCGCGCAGCTGCTGGAATTCGCAGCCGCTGGGGATAGTCAGCGCCAGGCCGAACTGGGCGCACCAGGCTTCGACCTTGCACATGAAGATATGCATCTCTCCAGTGTCGAGGAGGGAGGTGTGTCGAGGCTCCCATGAGGTTTCTTTCGCACCGGTAATGAAGTCGGTATAGGTGACTTCTTCGCAGCCGAGGTACGTCTTTTTGAGGTTGCGCTTAACCCATTCCGGCGTTGCGTCGGTACGCCCGGATTTGATGAGATAATCGCTGATTTCTCCCATCCAAAGATGAAAGAGCGCGTTCTGCGACAGGCTGCGCTTCTCTCTCCACGGCTTAATTTGAAGGCGGAAGCATTGCCCGTCATTCAGAAGTGGGTGAAGGTGCTGGGTGATAGCGTTAATATTGCCACGATGTAGCTTGATGCCGTCTTTTGGGAGAATCATACGCCACCTCCGAGAGGTAACGCAGAATGCAGAAAATCGCAGGTGCCGTTAAGCATCTGTGACAAGGTGATACGTTCAAGTTGTGGTCGCATTTAATGTCCCCATCAAATGCGCAGAAGTCTTACCGTCGGGCGTTCAACTCCGACGGCGACTTAATTATGGCTGGTTGATTATCAATAATCAACACGAATTAGAAACGAAAAAACCACCTTTCGGTGGCTTCTCGTTGGGCGACTGGCAGGCCTAGTTAATGCTAATTCCCTCGAGTTGCAGTTGGTCATCCAGGTTATTGGACGTATCCAGCCGTCGGACTCCGCAAGCCGAGTTTATGTCCGGCCACAAGGCTTTTCATGGATTAACCCATCACCGTAACGATCAAGGCGAGAGCTGCACACCCACAAGGTGTGCTGGTAGCAATCGGCCCAGCCTTTTGCGCCACCCTCTTCCCACTACTCCAATCTAACTTCTTTATCCCCTAGCCGGACACTGAGATGTTACGCTCGTCAGGAGCATGCGGGGGAATCCAAAAACTGGGTCAAAATAACCTCCATTTTCTTTTTCACCTACTGGGGAAGGTTCTATTAAACATCTGTTTAGGATAAGTTTCAACTATACAAGATATGGTAATTTTCAAGATTTTTGTGATGCTGCAATCATGGCTGCCCAGCACAGCTTCGCTCTGTGCGCCGCCTGCTGACATCCGGTCATGGCGTTGTATGCTTCCCACAACTCCGCATCGCTAAAGAACTCATCTGGCTCCGACTCGAACCCGTTAACGATCATGTCTTCAGTCGGCTCAATCGGCACCAGCACCCAACCATCCGGAATCACCGGAGAGTTGCCTGGCTTCACATATCCACTATGCGCGTCAGCGTCATAATCCAAAATGCTTGGGCGCTCACTTTTCTCACCGATGAGGTAACGGACGCGATCTGCGGCATAAAGTACGCGGCCTGGATATTCAGAACGGTCAATGGTGAACCCATCCATGCAGCGACCTTCGCCCTTGCGATGCAGAATTGCTGTCCAGTTAGCCTTACCATTACTTTCTGGCATTGAGCCATACCAGACAGTTAACTCAGGCTTGCCATCGGCTAATTTCTTCTTCAGCTCCAGCGCCACCATAGCGATGGTCGATGTTGTTGGTGAATGCATGTGTGGATTGCTTGCGACAGCCTCCAACCACACGACATCGTTGAAGCGGTCAAAGTCGAAATCATCTGGCAACTCATCACGATTACTTACAGGTTCGGCACCCTGATGCATGGCGGCGCGGCAGGCGTTCCAGCCTTCATGGTATTCTCTGAAGTCCTCGGTATGTTCACACGCGGCAGGCACAGATACCGACGCTGGCGGGGCGGAATCCTGAGCAGATCGTAATTCCTCAAGCTCCTCCCCGATCTTCTTAATGTACTCAATGACATGGTTAGATAGACCGTGGCAATTGTCCTGAAATAATCGCTCAGAAACTTCGTTGTGGTCTTTTAGAGTTGGGTTTCTGTTGCTTTTTATGAAGGCAACAATGGCATCAAGCGCATTTTTACTTCCGATATGGCTTACCACAGGCTCCGCTTCGAGCGATGCCAGCGCGATACGCGCCAGCGCCGAAGCCTCACCACATTGAACGTGGTCAGTTTCGATAATTTGCTGTAACTGCTCTTTGGTGAATTCTTTGGTAATAGTGCTCATGGGTTAGTCCTCACGGAATTTCTGATTCCTTCAGCAATATCTACCAACGATTCCGAGTAGTCGCGCTGAGCGTCATTGCCAAACTCAAACGTGCCAGTGTCGTTATCCGTTCGCCCATGCTCGCTGTCGTAAGACTCACGCTGTTTATCCACCCAGTTCGCGGCAGCAGCTACACCGTCATTGAAAGCTGATTCGGTAGGCATGAAAGACAGGTCCGCGAAGAACTCGCCAAACCCAAAGCACACCGAGTAAGCAAGGCGACCGTGATGCTTGTAGCCAGGGTTAGTGATATCAGTAGTTGCATATGTCGCGGTGATTTCTGCAACGACTTCCTCTGGTTTTGATGGAGTCTCTACCCAGGGGATGCAAATCAGATCAAAGTCACGCGCCATCGTCCCGTGGATAGCCATCGCGTAACCGTGCTTACGGGCTATCTCTGCCAGCGCTGGGTATAGAGCGCAGTAAACTGGTGCCAGGTTGGCTGGTTTCATGACGCCTCTCCTTTACCGGCTGCAGCGGGGGCATCGATGCCAGCAGCAGATAATGCAATTCGGAACGCTTCCTTCAAATCTGCAATCTGCTTGTCTTTGGCTTCCAGCTCATCCAGCAGCGCCAGCACGTCAGAGTCACTTTCATCGGCGACTGTCACACGCGAACGAGCGTAATGGTCATCCGCGAAGTCTCTGCCTTTAGCAAATTTGTAACCCTCACCATCTTTGTCTATGCGGCCAGTGCATCCGTATACAACACCTCCAGCGCCGGCACGCTGGATTGTCATCACAGACCCGCAGATGTGGCACTTAGGCGCGGGCTTTTCTGAGTAGCGCTCACGCAGCGCCTGTTTGTCGATGTTGCTCATTGGGCGGCCTCCTCCATGGCTGGGTCTGCAGGTAAAGTCATGTGCGGCACTTCAATCAGTTCTGCCCGAGCATCAGCCGTGTTCAGCGCCATTAATGCGACGATCCGCTTCTGCTCAGCATCCATTCGTAACGCTACTGTCTTGCCGTTCAAATTGAAGAACACCGCAACGTTTTTGATATCTTCGATTTTCATACCCCTACCCTCCCCCAAACCATCAATACTCGCTTCATCGCCGCGCTGTTGCGGCATTCCTGGAAAATTGTGTTCTCGCCGTCGCGGTTGATCGGCTTCCCTTCGTCGTCTTCGGCGGCCACGTAAACATTGGTGCGCCAGTTACGTTCGCGCAGGATGATTTCGCCGTTTTGCCGCATCTTGAAAGATGCCGCCAGCACCTGAGATCGGGAAACTCCGGTTGCTTCGCATACCAGCTCAGCGGTGAATGAGCCGTAACCCTCCAGATACCACTCGATAGCTTCTCTTCCAGTCATCAGAATCCACCTCGCTGTGCAGGTTTTGCTTCTTTCTCGCGACGGCGCTGACTGGCAGCTTCCTGGTCGCAGTCATAAATCGCGCCGTGGCGCTGTTGGCAGTACACAACGCCGGTTTCGCCATGACGGTTCAGGCGCAGAAGAAGCTCTGTTTCGCTCTGGTTTGCTGTTTCGTCGTAGGCACCTTCTCGGTAGATGGCCAGCCAGTAATCGCAGTCCTGTTCGATCTGCCCGGTATCGCGGGAGTCGCTCGGGATCGGGCGTTTGTTGGTGCGCTTTTCCAGATCTCGGTTAAGCTGCGTCAGCAGCACTACAACGCAGTCCAGTTCCTTGGCCAGCATCTTCAGTCCTTTGGTAATTAGCCCGTACGCCAGGTCGTTACGCTCAGCCTTATCGGCAGTCATCAGGGTCAGGTAGTCGACCAGAACCATGCCAACCTTGCCTCGCTCGCGCTTAATACGGCGTGCCTCGGCCACGATATGTGCCAGCCCAATGCCGGGAGTGTCGTCAATCATCAGGTTATTGGTGTCGATCAGCGCGCTCATCACCCCGGTCGCCTTCTGGATGTCTCCATCCCAGTCACCGCGGTAACCAAAATCTTCTTTGGTCATATCCGGGTAGAACAGGTTCGGCGTCAGGCGACTCTGCTGTGCGGTGATCTTCTCGACCATCTGCCCTTCTGGCATCTCCAGCGAAAACATCAGTGCAGGCTCGTTCTCCACGGTGGCGCAGTTAACGGCCATCTGTGTATACAGAGTGGTTTTCCCCATCTTCGGTCGCGCGCCGATAACAAACATACTGCCCCGCACAATTCGCTTTACGCCCAGCAAATCGTCAAGAGACGGAAGCCCGGAAGACAGTCCACGGCTACGGCCGTTAGGCTTGCAGCGTTCGTCGAATTCTTCAGTCCAGTCCGATACCGCATCATGGAATGAGCGAAGCCCGGTCTTTTTTCCGGTACGGGCGTAATCACTGATCTCGGTGAACAGGCTCTGGATAGCTTCGAACTTTTCGGCGGTAGTCATCCCGTTTCGCGCATACAACAGTTCTGTTGCCTTCGTTGTCATGTCGATGCCGTAGCGCTCCATGGCCTTCTCGCGAACCACCATGGCGTAGTGAACGATGTTCGCTGCGCTCGGCGTGTTCTTCGACAACTCAGCCATGTAGGCAAAACCGCCAGCCATCTCTTCAAGACTCTTAGCCTCCAGCGACTCAATCAGGGTGATCAGGTCAACCGGTCGTTGTTTTGCCACCAGCTCGCGCATCTCTGCAAAGATCACCTGGTGTGCACGCAGATAGAAAGATTCAGGTTTCAGCATGGCCATGGCTTTCTGGCAACGTTCGCTGCCGGTATCCAGCATGATGCCACCCAGTACGCTCTGCTCTGCTTCGAGGTTATGAGGTACGGTCAGAAGTTCAGTGTTCACAGTGAACCCTCCCGCGTTTTGACCAGCGTTTCGGAACGCAGCAGGTAATCAAAGCTGGCACGCCAGCCGGTGTCGTTGTCACCAAAATAAAACGGCTTTGCAGTACGGGAGAATGCTGAAAAATAGTTCTCAACTGCTTCTACCGTTGGTTCTTTCAGCTCAGACAGCAGACGCTTGATATTACGGCGACGTTTGTCGTTGAGGGCCTCTGCCTGCGGCAATCTGTCTCCCAGGGTGGAGTTGTATGCTGACATCACAGCCTGATAGTCGATTGCTGGTTTTTTCTGTGAAACCGGTTTTTCTTCCTGCCCGCCACATTCCCCCTTGGGGGATTTAGGGGGATCTTTTCTTTCTTTCTTTTGAATAGTTTCTTTTGTGTTTAGCTGAGTTGGCTTATGGGTATTAGCTGAGTTGGCTAATGTTTCATTAGCCGTTTCGGCTAATGTTTTGCCATGTTGGCTAATACTGAAATTCCAGTCAGAAATCACCTTATTCACCCCGATCGCCAGGCCATTGGTAACGATGATGTTCATTGCAATCATCTCGTTCTTGGCCTTGCAGACATGCGTATGGTGAATGCCGGTCATCGCTGAAATCTGGGTATTGGTAATGCGGTCAAACTTTTTCCCGAACCCGTAGGTTTTGCGGATCACCGCCAGAACGACCTTCAGCTGGCGAGCCGTTAAATCAGCAGCCATAACCGCTTCCAGCAGCTCGTTAGCGATGCGGGTATACCCATCATCGATATCTGCCACCTGACGCTCCACGACCGATACAGACGGTCTGAAAGGTATTACTTTTGCGAGGTTATCCACGACCGCTCTCCTTGCGTTTCAGTTCTTCCAGGATGGCGCGCATCTTTTCGGCCACTTCCGGGTTAACGGAACGGACAAAGCGGTCACGGGTAATGTTTTTATGTACAGCGGTATGGAAATAGCGTGGTTTTTTTGCCATTATTCCTCCTGCAACTACTCTCGTTTTTGCATCAGAAAGTCGGTTCTGTTCGCGCAGGCCGGCTTTCGCCATTTCTGTAGGTCTCACATAACCCCCAGCATCGACGTAACCATCGTCATCAACGGCCCTACCTGCTCCGGCATGAGGCGGAAAAGCGACGCTATACCCTCGCTTACCTCTTTCAGCTTCTGATGCTCTGGAGCGTCCAGCAGCACGGCCTGTTTAGCCTCGGCGAGTTCTTTCTCGGCTTCAGCCAGACGAGACATTTTGCAATCGGCACCGATCAGGCGAGTGCGATACTCAACAGGCAGCACGGCCATGATTGCGGGCGTCAGCTGGCGTACGTTCTCGCGGTACTGCTCAGAGTCGAAACGGTTATCCAGAAAGCGAAAAAGTTTCTGGCGCGCCCTGCTGATGTCTTCCGGGAAGCTGATGGCGGTCCCGCCCTGCTCCCGGTATTCGTTGATGATCAGCGCCGAAACGACGTCCTGATTGTCCAGCGCCGACGACCATGCCCGGACCGCATCGCGGATCTTTTCGTGGTCTGGTGCCGCCTTAGGTTGAGCGCGGTTTATCATCGCTCCCGGGTGTAATCCGGTATTGTGTTGATAAGTAAGTGATTGCATGTGCTATTCCTGATGTTCCTGCTTCTTGCTATGAGGAAAATCGCGGTATTCGACCGCCTTCACCTCGCCAGTAGGAAGCTTGTTGATAAAAATCTGACGACCAACCCTGATCGCTTTACTAATTGCCGTTTGGTGAACGCCGATGGCATCAGCTGCTTTGGCCTGACCTACCTCGCCAACAAACTCAGCTAAAGAAATTTTCATGTGGTTGCTCCATTGAGTGCATAACCAAACAATACCAGAAGTATTACACAAATCAATACTTGCGGTATTTTTAAAATATGAGCTTTGGTATTAATATCTGATAATGGAAAAGAAAAAGATTCTCACCCCCGCTCAAGTGGCTGATTCACAGCGTTTAAAAGCCCTTTACGAAGCGAAGAAAAAAGAACTGGGTATTACTCAGCAATCCATTGCGGACGCGCTGGACATTTCTCAGGGTGCCGTCGGCCATTACCTCAATGGAAGGAATGCCTTAAATACAGCGGTAGCATCGGTCTTTGCCAGGCTTCTTGGGGTTAGTGTCTCTGATTTCAGCCCGTCACTTGCGAAGGATATCTCTGATATGAGCTCGGTGGCGTCGGAAAATACTTCTTTCGCAGGGCATTATTCACCTGGCTCAAAATATCCGGTGATTAGCAAAGTTCAGGCGGGCGCCTGGTGTGAAGCGGTTGAGCCGTACACCCTAAAGGATATAGACCTTTGGCTTGAATCAGATGCTCACATTCAGGGGGAGGCGTTCTGGCTGCAGGTTGATGGTGACTCAATGACAGCACCGGCGGGTCTTAGCATCCCAGAAGGAACCTTTGTCCTCTTCGATACTGGGCGCGAGGCAATCAACGGCAGTCTGGTAATAGCAAAGCTATCCGATTCGAACGAGGCAACATTTAAGAAGTTAGTGATCGACGGTGCGCAGAAGTACCTGAAGGGTTTAAATCCACAGTGGCCATTGGTAGCGGTGAATGGTAACTGTCGAATTATCGGTGTTGCTGTAGAGACGAAGATGCGGCTGGTCTGATCGGCAAGGTGTTTTGGTCGGCGTATAGCTGGTAGCGGCCTGAAGAGACGTTTGGGTAGATGATTTTTATTTTTCACAGCAATAGGATGATTTATGACACAGTTTCAACTTGCGTTAATCGCCAGGGAAGTTGATGGAGAAGTCATCCATCTTCGCACCAAAGACGGATACATCAATGCCACCGCAATGTGCAAGTCTGCAGGGAAACTGCTTGCTGACTATACACGACTAAAAACAACACAAGATTTTTTTGATGAATTATCACGCGATATGGGGATTCCCATATCGGAGTTAATTCAATCATTTAAAGGCGGAAGAGCAGAGAATCAAGGGACCTGGGTTCATCCAGACATCGCAATTAATTTAGCGCAGTGGCTATCTCCAAAATTTGCAGTGCAAGTTTCAAGATGGGTACGTGAGTGGATATCAGGCGAAAGAGCTCCTGCCGAACTTCCTATTCATCTTAAGCGGTATATGACAAACCGAGGCAGGGTTCCTCATACGCACTTTTCTATGCTTAATGAACTGACGTTTAACTTGGTTGCGCCACTTGAGCAGGCCGGATATACGCTGCCAGAAAAAATGGTCCCTGATATTTCAGAAGGTAGGGTTTTCTCGCAATGGCTCCGTGACAACCGGGGAATTGAGCCGAAGACATTCCCAACATATAACCATGAGTATCCAGATGGCCGGACTTTCCCGGTACGTCTATACCCAAACGAATATCTTGCAGATTTCAAACAACACTTCAATGAAGTGTGGCTGCCTCAGTACGCTCCTAAATATTTTGCTGAACGAGACCAAAGGGCTTTGACGCTGATTGAGAAAATCATGCTGCCTGATCTTGATTCCTAAATGCCACAACCCGGCCACCGCGCCGGGTTTTTTATTGCCCACCCATAAAGCTATCCCCCATTCTGCCGATAACTATCCAGCCTGAAGCTGATAACAATAACTATCGCAACACTACCTGCCCGCCCGTGCGGGCTTTTTTATTGCCCCTTCCTCACCAACTCCGCAGCATCCCTGTTAGCTCCCTTCCCTATCACGTTTCCTGTTTCCTTCCGGTACTGCTTCAGCTTGTCGATGATGTTTTGCTGGGTCATGGGTAAATCAGCCAGTGACAATTCCATCACCGCCCGCCCCATCGCCTGAATTTTCATGCTTATACGCTCTTCATCCAGAACCATGCACATCCCTCCTGCTGTTTTTTTAAGCGTAGCACTGGTATTTACAAAAATAAAATCACATCAAATTCATACTCTTAGTATTAATCAAAGATTTATTAATACTAGCGGTATTGCTATATATTAATACCGCTAGTATTGTTAACACATCGAAACGAAACATCGACAGCTGAGCGAAGTTAGCCAGCGGCGGACAGAAAGTCGCCTGCTCATTAACAACATGCAGATTTACAGCGTCAATGACCTGTTAAGACCCCTACACGTAAACGTGCTGTATCACCGGGTGCGATCCGGTCGGTGAGAGAGTATCCCCGCGCGAGAGCGAGAACGGCGTGAGAACGGGCAACACTGGCAGGGAGTTGGCGCTGACCAATATAAGGAATGTTTTGGGGTGAGTTTTAGGATGACGCGAAGGCGGCCGGATACTCCCACATAGTGGCAGTCGTAATGCCGGCAACTCACCACCAAAGCATTTCTCCCGCATCAGCGGGTAACGACAGAGGATTTTATGGCAGACGACGATTATACAATGGGCGAGTTTTGGCGAGACATGAAGCCAGAACTTAAAGAGCGGCGCAGGATGGCGCGCAATTCGGCACATGAAGGGATGAAGGCATTCTTTCAGCGTAATGGGGTTGAGTTCGAAGAGGGAGAAAACACACTCATATTTCGCACACCGCAAGGTACCGTTGCTTATTACCCGCCAAGCAAGCGGATGCAGCATAAAACCACATGGCGAACATGCAGCCCTACAGCATGCATGAATTACGTCAATAAACTCAGAGCCGCCTAACCAGCGGCTTTTTTCATACCCAAACGGGTTCAAAGAGCCTGTTTCGTTATGAAAACCGGCGGCCATCCACCGCCCATTGAAACACTGAATAAATGCGTTGAAGTCTAGTATTAACCGTTCCGTTCGCCGCGATAAGGCCAAGAGGATTTATGAGTAAGAATAACGGCGGTCCGGCATTCCCGGTCGCAGGTAGTGAGCACAATTATCCTATCGAGGGCATGACGCTACGCGATTACTTCGCGGCGAATTTGATGCCTGCTGTCATTGGCACATTAAACGGCCCTGTAACCTGCGAACACTGTCCGGGGGATTTCGATTACTACGCTGTTTGTGCGTATCAGATGGCAGACGCCATGCTCCGTGCCCGGGAGGCATCATGACAGTCACCCACAACGGCAAGCAGTACACAGCCAAAAAGCTCAACGATAACGAGTGGCAGCTGACGTCGGTATCGGCACCGCGTGAAAAGCTGGTACTTAACCGCTGGCAGATGCACGTTTCTGGCCTGCTGGCTCAGGTGGAGGGTAAAAAATGATGTCGCACTACGGCACCACCCCGCTCATTCGCCAGTGCGTCACTCCAGGCATGATGGCATTGCATGAAGGCCGCACTTATCGAGTCTCAGCAGTCATTCAAGAGCGCAAATGGGTGTACCTGCACACCGATGCAGAAATCATCCGCCTCAATGACTGCGTGATTGACGTCCTTCTGGACGGTCACGGCAACCCTATCCAGCACTAACCACCCTATTCAACCGATCGGCCTGGCATTACGCGGGCGGGATCTGCACATCCAAATTTCAGGAGAAACCATGAGCGAAGTAACGGACTTAACCGTCATCGAAATCAAGCCGGAGCAGGCGCCAGTGCTTTACAGCGCGGGCGGACTTAATGGCTTTCTCGAACAAATTCGCGAACTGGCTAAAGAAGTGCCAGACGTTACCACTAAAAAAGGCCGTGACCGAATTGGAAGCCTGCCGCGCATGGTTGGTTCCAGCAAAACGGCTATTGAGAAGCCTGGTCGAGAGTACCTCAAGCGATTGAAAGAAGCGGTTAAGCCCGCCGAAGAGGAATTGCGAGTTTTTACCAGAGAATGCGATGCCATTCGTGACGCAATCCTTAAGCCTCGCGATGAATGGGAAGCCGAGCAGGAACGCATTAAGGCTGAAGAAGCCATGAACGCGCTGCACGCCGAAGCGCTGGAAATGAACGAAGAGTTTGACCGCCAGCGCGCCGCGCAAATCGAAGCGGACCACGAAATGGCTCTGCTGATGAACAAGGATTACGACCGTGACCGCGAAGAGCAGCGCCGTCAAGCGGAACAGGCTCAGCGTGAACACGAAGAGCGCATTAAGCAGGAGGCGGCAGAACAAGCCCGACGCGATGCCGAAGCGAAACACAAAGCTGAGATTGAAGCCGCAGCGCGCCGTGAAGCAGAAGAAAAAGCCCGCGCTGAACTGGCGGAACGCCAGCGCATTGAAGCGGAACAGCGTGCGGCACGCGAGAAGCAGGAAGCGGAAGCACGGGCAGAACGCGAAAAAGCTGCGGCGGTTGAAGCCGAGCGCCTGAAGGCAAAACAGGCCGAAGATGCTCGCCTGGCCGAAGAGAAGCGCAAAGCCGACGAGCAAGCCAAGCGCGAAGCTGACGTGAAGCATCGCAAGACGGTCGGCACCAACATCGTTAACGCGCTCACCAGCAATACCAGCTTAACCCGCGAACAGGCTATCGAAGTGCTCACCGCTCTGAAAGATGACCTGATCCCCTGCGCGAAAATTCATTACTGAGGTGAGTCATGAAAATCACATGCGAGTGCGTGGAAATGCGCACATCTGTCGGTCCACACAACACCATCAAAGTAGAGATGGAAGGCGTTGTGCTGGCCGGCACCGTTAAAACCCGTGACGTACTACCCCAACTCGACGGCGCAGAAGTCATCGAGTGGCTGGCTGAACAGGGATACGTCATCACTCATCAGGAGCGTGCAGCATGACGGCGGCAGAACGGTGGGATGAAGAGTCATTTCTGCGCCTTATGCGCGACGTGCTGCCGGAAAAGCCGGATGGTGATGACGAGCCAGTTAACCTGGCCGCCGAGCGGCAGAACCCGGTCATTAGTTGGGATGAATTTGCGGGGAATTACACATGACAGATAAAAAAGTATACGCCGCCATTAGCGGCGTTGCTTCAGCGCTTGCTGAGAAGGGTATCAGCAAAGAAAGGAAGCAAGGGAGTCAGGTCAATTACGCGTTTCGTGGTATCGACGACATTTACAACGCGCTGGCCCCGGAGTTGGTGAAAAACAAACTCCTGATCCTACCCCGCTACACCGAACGCACCAGCGTCGAGCGAACCAGCAAAAATGGCGGTGCGCTGTTCTACATCACGGTTCGTGGCGACTTCGATTTCGTCAGCACCGAGGACGGCAGCATCCACACCGTCACCACCTATGGTGAAGCGATGGATAGCGGCGACAAGGCCACAAACAAGGCCATGTCGATAGCATACAAATACGCGGCGTTTCAGGCGTTTTGCATCCCAACTGAGGAAACTGCAATCGACGCGGATGCCGAAACCCATCAGGTGCAACCGGCAGATGCCGATCAAATTCTCGCTGAATTTACTCAGTACGCCAGTACTGAAAACGACAGCAAAAAATTGCAGGCGCAATACGCGACAACATGGTCACGTCTGAATGGTTTTGCTGATCACCAGGCTAAATGCAAAGACGTCACCGGCATTCGACTAAAAGAACTTAAACAGGCGGCTTAAATGGCAAAGGGCATCAACAAAGTGATCCTCGTCGGCAACCTCGGGCAAGACCCAGAGGTCCGTTATCTTCCGTCCGGCGGCGCAGTGTGCAGCGTGACGCTGGCGACATCGGAGTCATGGCGAGATAAAGCCACTGGCGAGCAAAAAGAGCAAACGGAATGGCATCGCGTTGTTCTGTTCGGAAAGTTGGCTGAGGTGGCCGGAGAATACCTGCGCAAGGGCTCTCAGGTTTATATCGAAGGCCAACTGCGCACCCGAAAATGGACAGATCAGGCAGGCACAGAGAAGTACACCACTGAGGTGGTGGTCAACGTCGGCGGCACCATGCAAATGCTCGGGGGGCGACAGGGTGGTGGCGCACCAGCAGGTGGTGACCGACAGAATAGCAGCCGGTCGCAACAAAGTGGTGGACAGCGTCAACAGCAACAGCGATCTCAACATGGTGGTGAGCCAGGAGGATGGGGAACCCCACAGCAAGCGCAGGGACAGCCAGATGCCCCAATGGACTTCGACGACGATATACCCTTTTGAATCATCTCCCGGTCAGGAGAAACCCATGAACAAATTTACCCCCGAGTATCGAAAATATCTTCTCTGGCCAATCCCTGACCGGAAGCTTTCACCCTCTGAGCGAGCAGATCGCAAAGAGCTTTACCAAATCATCCAGCAAGAAAGAGCCAACGACGATTCACCCCCTGCCCCATCCAACTACACGCCAGCTGACCCATACCTAAACGACAACCGCAAAGGCCTCGGCGGCGCTTCAAGGAGTGACTAATGACTCACGCTCACTACGACATCAGGGTTGGCACACTGTGCCTTCCCTTCATTGGTAACGGCTGGCTAATGCCATGGGGTGAAGTGGTCACCAAGCCATTAAAGTCGCAGCGGCTCGCTGAGGAATATCGGGAAAGGCAGGAGGCAGCATGAGCGAAGCACCAATGATTATCGTGCCGACGGATATCAGCCAGAAGATTAAAGAAATCGAATCTGCTTACCAGCGTTACGTCGATGAATTCAGGATCCCCGAAGACCACAAAATCATCGTTAACTTTTCTGCCGGTAAAGATTCCACTGCAACCATGGCAATTGCCCACGCGCTGTTCGGCGAAAAGGTGCAAGGTGTCATGGCAGATACCGACAACGAACACGAACTGACAATTGAGTTTGGGAAAACCATTCATGAGCAAATCGGTTGCTCACCAGTTCAGATGGTGAAGCGTATTTATACGCAGGAAGAATTTGATGCCCGCCGTGTATCCTTAACCAAAAACTGGAGCAAGCGCCAGGCGATACGCAGTGGGGCTTATCGTGGCGTAATCATGCCTTCTCTGTCGCGCTCAGATACTCCATTTGGCCGCGCATGGCAGAAAACAGCAGAGCGCTGGGGTATTGAATTTGGCACACCTCTGGAGGCGGCTCTTTCAGTTCTCCATCCAAGCGGAAACAGCTTCCTGGACGCTGCGTTACTGCACGGGATGTTCCCTATGCTGCGCAACCGATTCTGCACAGACGAGTTGAAAATTCAGGTTGCATTCGATTTCGCAATCAAGCCTTTGCTGGATGCTGGTGAAGTCGTTGTCCAGTGGTCAGGCGTTCGTGGTGACGAATCAACTAAGCGTGCGGGATACGAGCGATTCTCCACCGACCAGAGAGACCCTGAATTTCTCTACAACTTCCTTCCTATCCACCAGTGGACAGCAGCAGATGTATTCGCTCTTCATAAATATTTCGGTATTGCCCCAAACCCCTTGTATACCCAGGGTGCTGCGCGCGTCGGATGCATGAATTGCGTGCTGTGCAACAAAGAAGAAATTTCAGAAACCGCCGCCCGCTGGCCGGAGCACATTGAGAAGCACCGCCAGTGGGAGCATAAGGTACGCCTTGTTTCTCGCTGGGTTCATTGGATGAGCGTTGGCACAGAGAGCCAGGCATGGATGCGTTCTCAGCTTGGGTTCAGAGAGGTCAACTGGAGGGAATTTGCCGGATTCTCCGAAGAAGAATCAGCACCAGGAATCATCGAGCGCAGCAGGAAATACCCGGTACATCTCGGTAAAGATGTCCTGCTTTATGGGCTTGACCCGGATGTTCAAAACATTGACTGGTCAGGGTTCTATGGACCGCGCGGAAATATGGGCGCGCCATCCGTTCCGGAAGTAGTCGAATGGGCCAAGACCGGCCGGGGCGGGAAGGTTTACGACCTGGTGAAAGCGAGCATGGACGCATCAGTTTGCTCGTCCCGTTATGGACTCTGTGAGTGAGGTTTCGTAATGACTGGAAAATACTCTCTTATCTACGCTGATCCACCATGGTCTTATGGCAACACCATCAGCAACGGGGCCGCCACCGACCACTACTCCACCATGAAGTTAATCGACATCAAGCGCCTGCCAGTGTGGGAACTTGCCGCCGATGACGCGGTGCTGGCGATGTGGTACACCGGCACGCATAACCAGGAGGCTATCGAACTGGCCGAGGCCTGGGGCTTCACCGTTCGCACGATGAAGGGCTTTACCTGGGTGAAGCTGAATCAGAACGCCGAGCTGCGAATCAACAAGGCGCTGGCAGAGGGTGAAATCACCGACTTTTACGACTTCCTCGATTTGCTTAACACCGAGACGCGCATGAACGGCGGCAACCACACCCGGGCCAATACCGAAGACCTGCTGATTGCCACCCGCGGCGCCGGGCTGGAACGTAAGCACGCCGGGATTAAGCAGGTCGTCTACAGCCCGCTCGGCGCGCACAGCGAAAAGCCGTGGGAAGTTCGCCACCGGCTGGAGCTGCTTTACGGTGATGTGCCGCGCATTGAGTTGTTTAGCCGCAGCGGGGCGCCAGGCTGGCACCACTGGGGAAACCAGTGCGCGACCGCCGCGGTTGAATTGCTACCCGGCTGCGCCATCGACGTCGTGAAAACGGAGGTTGCATGACGCCAGAAACAGACAACGCCATCCGCTCAGCCTGCCGCCGCTGCACCGAGGAAATCCAGCAAGCCATGCGCAAGAAGCCAAAGCCTAACTGGAACGAAACGGTGCCTCCCATCATCAACAAGCATCACAAGAAAATTGAAGCCCTGGGAGTTAGCCTCCTGGAGTTCGTCGTATACACAGGGCGCCTGAATAAAAGGTTTGGAGCTGAACAATGACCCTTACGCAAAACAGGTTAAAAGAAGTGCTTAGTTATGACCCCTCAACAGGGGTTTTTTATTGGCTAAACCCTACTGCTTACTGCATGCATCCAGGTGATGTCGCTGGGTTCGTAGATTACACAGGCTATGCCTACATAAAAGTAGACAAGGTCAAATATTCAGCACATCGCCTCGCATGGATTTACGTCTATGGACACTCACCAATTGAGCAGATCGACCACATTAACAATGTCAGATCGGATAACAGAATTGTTAATTTAAGACTGGCCACACGCTCTCAAAACATGATGAATCAACCAGCCAGAAAGGGCAGCATTTCAGGGGTTAAAGGAGTTAGCTGGGACAAAAAAATGCAAAGCTGGCGAGCAAGATGCCAAGCCAATGGTGAAAGGATAAACATTGGGTGGTTCGACTCAATAGAAGAAGCCGCAGAAAGTCTCAGAGTTTATAGACAGCAATACCACGGCGAATTTGCTAACCATGGAGATCATCATGACAACAGAATTTAAAGCGTTACCCGTAGAACGCAACCAATACGGTTACTGGACTCACCCGCTTTACGATGAATTTTGCGATGGACGTGAGTCTATCTCACCTGATGAATTTAACGCCTGGCTGGATAAGAACGGCCTTGAGTGGAAAGTAGAGTACCGCGATGAGGATGACTTCGATCTCGAGGTTGACGGTTATGACATTTCAGCGTGGCAGCCAGAAACACCCGCCGGCGATGGTTGGTTTGTCGGTTCAATTCACGACACGGAAGATGGCGCGGTTTGCATTTGGCTGCGGCACGTTGGCGGTGCTGCATGAACAGAGCCTCACCCGTTGATTTGAGAAAAAGCCTCGAAATAGCCAACCACCTGGCGCATATCGGGATTCGCTTTGTGCCGATCCCGGTGGCGACCGAAGAAGAATTCCAGACGCTGGCTGCCGATTTATCGCGACGGCTTGAGCGGATGGCGGTCGAAGCCGAGAAGAATGAAGGCGGTGCCGCATGAAGGCACTAATCACCCGGGAGCTTAAGGCTCCCTTTTTATTGCTGGCGTTCACCTTCAACCGAATTAACCGACAATTCCGGGAGTATTGACCATGGACATTATCGACACCGCAGCAGAGATTGAAGAGCTTCAGCGTAACGCTGCCCTTTCCGCCCACCGGATCAACCGTAACGCCGTATCAGCTGAACGTTGTGAAGAATGCGACGAACCAATTCCTGAGCCGCGACGCGCTGCCGTTCCCGGCTGCCAGACGTGCGCGGAGTGCCAGGGTGTTATCGAACTAAAGGATAAGCAGAGGGGGCTGTAATGCAGCAGGCAATTTTAGACATGTGCTGCGGGTCGCGCATGTTCTGGTTCGACAAGCAGGACGAGCGCGCGGTGTTCAGTGACATCCGCGCCGAGCAGCATGAGCTTTGTGACGGTCGCCAACTGGTAATTAGTCCGGATCTTATTGCTGATTTCCGCGCCCTACCCTTTGCCGATAACACTTTCCCTGTCGTCGTGTTCGATCCGCCGCACCTCGAGCGTGTCGGTGATAACGCATGGATGGGGAAAAAGTATGGTCGGCTTAACAAAGAAACATGGCGCGATGATCTTCGTGCCGGCTTCGAAGAAGCATTTCGTGTGTTGTGGCCACACGGCGTACTCATCTTCAAATGGAACGAAACGCAGATCCCGGTAAGCAATATCCTGGCGCTTACCGATGAGAAGCCGGTCATCTGGCAGCGCACCGGCAAGGCTGACAAAACCCACTGGGTGATTTTCGTAAAAGGTGGCCCACATGTTCAGGATAATCCAGCCTAATACCTGGTACGCCGATCCCCACGGCGCGCCCTGCAAAATCCTCCGCACTACCCACGAAGTCATCCACTACGTCCGCAACGGTCGCACCTGCATTGCCAGCATAGGTCGCTTTCAACACGAATTCGAACCGCTGACCAAAGCACAGGCCGAGCGGATCGCCGAAGAAATCGAAACAGCAGAGCACATCGAAAAATTAAGGAGCATGAGACGTGATCGGAATACTCAAGTCGGTACCGGAATCGCAATGGCCGGTACGATGCCACGACCCCAAGCGGAGCAACGTGTGGGCTAACTCTTATTTTCTGGTTCAGGAGTTTCAGGAAGAAGACGGCGTCATTCGCCTGACGGTGAACACCACCAGCATTGGCAGTTCCGGACGGTGGAAGGATGGCATCAGTTGGGATGCGCTGCAGGAGATAAAGTCAGCCGTGGGCTATGGCGATCGTGATGCCGTGGAGATTTACCCGCGGGATTCTGATGTGGTGAATGTGGCGAACATGCGCCACCTGTGGATTACGCCGGAGCCGATTAGCTTCGCCTGGCGTAAGTAATTTAATGCTGTGCGCCCGGCGTGCGGCATGAGGAGAAATTATGAACCTAACGATCAAGCAGATTTACGAACTGGCTTCTTTCTCCGGGCTGATGTGTAGCTCACCGGAAGAATCTCAGGTTGATGAAGAAACAGAGATTTGTATCGACAACGGCGTAATTCATGATGATGACGGTAAGGTCGAATATGAAGGACTTCGGGCATGCTGCGCAGATTAACCAGAAGAAGGCTACATCCCACTTGAAGACTGACGCAACTGATAGCCAGTTATGAGCTGGCTATTGGGTGCGAAAGCACTGCCACGTTATCCCTTTTGCCCGGCCCCGCGCCGGGCTTCTTTTTACAGGTGACAAAATGAAAAAAGGTTTACTGCTCCTGGCTGTTCTGGCGCTGTCAGCGTGTGATGTGAATGATGCGGATGTGGCCAGCCGCAACGTCAGCAAAGCCGCGGACAATTTCGAAGCTCAGCGTCGCTTTGTTTTTTATAACGGCATTACCGGCGAATTTATGCTGGAGATCACCGGACTTTGCTCCAAAGACAATACCAGCACCGATCGTACCCTGGGCGTCATCTGCAAGACCGGGCCGGGCGTCTACAAAAAGCACATGCTCGGCCTATCAGATAACGTGACCTGGTTCATGGAAGATCTGAGCGGCACGAACGCCAGCGTGAACCATTATCGCGTCACCTTCAAACCTTCCGTAATCATCCCTGACATCGATATCCGCTAACCACTTTTACAGCAGGAGCGCCCCATGCAATCAAATCCCATGACCTGGCTCATCGCCGCACTTATGGCGCTGGGCGCTCTCATCTCATTTCTTCACGAACCGGAAGGTGTGCAATGGCTGCTTTTAATGTGGGCGCATTAGTCCAGAAGAAGACCGGCGGTATACATGGCGTGGTGGATAGCCAACTGGAGCCGGAAGGCGATCACCCGAAAGCCTGGGTGCGATGGGATGACGGCAATTATTCAGTGCACGCGGAAAACGAATTACGCGCGGCCACACCCGACGGCCCGCAGTTTTATAAAACAATGTCATAGGAGCGAACATGAGCGAAATGACCTTAATCGTGCCCAACGACTGGGTAACCGAAGAAAAGCTCGTCGAGATTACCGGCCTTCGCCCGGGCACTATCGAGCGGGCCCGCAAAAAATGCTGGATGGTCGGGCGGGAATACCTGCACGTCTCCCCTGACGGCGTACCGAAGAAAAACAGCGAATGCATGTACAACCGTAAGGCTGTCGACCAGTGGGTCGAGAGCATGTCGAAGAAACAGCCGGGTGCGCGCCAATGAAGATCCGTTTATGCTTAGCGGGCTCTTGGACGTCAGGAGGGAATAATGGCTAAGTCAGCATACCCAACAGGCGTGGAAAACCATGGCGGGACGCTCCGCATATGGTTCATCTATAAAGGCAGCCGGGTGCGTGAAAGCCTCGGCGTGCCGGATACACCAAAAAACAGGAAGGTCGCTGGCGAGCTGCGCGCGTCGGTGTGCTTTTCGATTAAGACCGGCAACTTCAACTATGCCGCACAGTTCCCGGATTCGCCGAACCTGAAAAGGTTTGGGGTGGAGAGAAAGGAAATCACCGTGCTGGAACTGGCGAACAAGTGGCTTGAACTGAAGCGTATGGAGATCAGCACCAACGCTATGTCTCGCTATTCATCTATAGCGCGCAACATGGTGCCAAGGATCGGCGGTGACAGACTGGTATCTGCGGTGACGCAGGAAGACCTGCTATTTATAAGAAAGGAATTGCTGACCGGTTATCACACGCTGAAGGCAGGACAGAAAACGCCGGTTAAAGGCCGCTCCGTCAGAACGGTCAACAACTACATGAAGATCATGGGCGGGATGTTTAAGTTTGCCGCCGACAGCGGGTATGTCAGGGTGAACCCGTTCACCGGGATCGCCATGCTTAAGCGGTCACGATGCGAGCCTGACCCGCTGACGCGCGACGAGTTTGTCAGGATGATTAACGCGTGCGCCACCCAGCAGCTGAAAAACATGTGGTCTCTGGCTGTGTACACCGGAGTTCGCCACGGCGAACTTGTGTCGCTGGCCTGGGAAGATATCGACCTGAAAGCGGGCACGATGATGATCCGCCGGAACCACACGTTAACGAAGGAATTCACACTTCCGAAAACGGAGGCAGGAACGGACCGCATCATTAACCTCATTCAGCCAGCGATCGACGTGCTGAAGAGCCAGGCCGAATTAACACGCCTGGGTAAGCAGTATCAGGTTGAGGTGAAACTGCGCGAGTATGGCCGTACTGATGTGCATCCGTGCACGTTCGTGTTCAACCCGCAGATCGCATCACGTAATGGCCGTGCCGGGCATCATTACGCAGTGGGGTCGATTAACCAGTCGTGGGAAGCGGCAATGCGACGCGCCGGGATTCGCTATCGCAGAGCATATCAGTCCCGACACACGTATGCATGCTGGTCGTTAGCTGCCGGTGCAAACCCGAACTTCATCGCGAAGCAAATGGGCCACACCGACGCGCAAATGGTTTACCGGGTGTACGGATCCTGGATGGCTGAAAATAACCAGGACCAGGTACTCATCCTCAACCAGAAATTGAGTGAGTTTGCCCCATCCATGCCCCACGCAGTGGGATCGGATGGTTATTAA